GGGATCAGCTACCTTTTAACAAGAATAGGAGGATAAATGGAACGGTACAGCCCATCGGGTCCTAAACCCGTAGTACGAAAAGACTTATGGGGAGATGGTGCATTTGGTGCATCACGGGGAGGTAAATTCCATGATGGATTAGACCTCATAGTGACACCCCCGCAACCAGTCTTCTCAATGATTGGTGGTATGGCTGAAAAGGTAGAGTACCCATACCGGAGTGACCTGTCATATACTGGCATTCAGATAGCCAACTCAAAACTACGTGTTGAGATATGGTATATGGCTCCATACGCTAACCTCATTGGCAAGTTTGTTCAGCCTGGTCAGGCAGTGGGATACGCCCAAGACATCTCAAAGAAGTATGGTGAGGATGAAAAGAAGGGTATAATGACACCCCACATCCATGTAAGGGTTACCATGCTGGCATTCACCACCCTCTCCGGTGGGAGGTACGTATCATATGAGCAACACATTGATCCCGCACTATTACTAGGAGATTTGTCATGATCTGGAAGATAATTACGGGCGGCATAACCAGTATGGTTGAGTCTGGTTTTGAGTACTTCACCGCTAAACAGAAAGCAAAGACTGCTGTGCAGGAACGAATTATAGCTGGTGAGATGGACTATAACGTGGCGGCACAGCATGGTATGGCAGCAAGCTGGAAGGATGAGTGGCTCACCCTCTGGACCACTGCTCTAGTTACTGCCCACTTCATTCCAAATTCTGGAATCCAGAACGCACTCAAGGTTGGATGGACTAACCTTTCAACAGTGGCCCCAGACTGGTTCGGGTACTGCTTCGTTGGTATGTACGTTGCCATCTTTGGTTTAAAGGGATGGAAAATCTTTAAGTCTTAGGAGGGTTTATGAAAACCAAAACAGATTCTGTAGTGGTGGGGTTACCGGACATCCACCTGGACCCCTTTGACAAGGTACTCCACCCGGCTTACGTCGTGGCGAGAGAGTACTGCTTCGACATCAAGCCAGACAGGATAGTGTTTATGGGCGACATGGGAGAGTTTGAGTCGCTCAGTAGTTGGAACAGGAAGAAACCCCTGATAGCTGAGGGGCGCAGATACAAGGATGATTACGAGATTGTCAAGGATGAACTCAGACTCTTCAAGAGCAGGCTACCTGACACGGAGTTTGACTACATCGTTGGCAACCATGAACACCGGGTTAGGTGGTACGTGGAGAAGAACCCTGAGATGCACGGAGCCATGGACCTGGTAAAGGACCTTGAGCTTGAAGACATGGGGATGAACGTGGTCCCATTCGGAGAGGCGATTCAAATTGGTCAACTCTGGTGGGCGCACGGCTGGTTCTGGAACAAGTACCACGCAGCTAAGACCCTCCATGACTTCGGTGATTCCATAGTATACTGTCATGTGCATCACCTACAGCAAGATACAAGGAACGTCCACTTCGCCAAGAAAGAGCAGATCGCTCAGTCTCTTGGCTGTCTAACAGACCGTTACCCTGACTACAAGCAGAAACGACCTACTAGACATCAGAACGGATTCGTTACAGTTGAGTACACTCATGCGGGTAACTTCACTCTGTACCCACACATCATTATAGATGGTGTATTTGGATACGGTGGGTACACCTGGAAAGCCCAGTAATTCCAACCCTATAGCTACATCTACAACATAACCCCCTGAAGTAATTATGATTTTCCTTCAGGGGGTTCTTTTGCGTTTTTTCGGAGGAAACCCTAATGATACTATATGTTTGCAATAAGTGTGGACCCCTGGCTGTTCTCGACGTTAGGGGTCCGTTTGATATGAGGATAACCTGCCGAATTTGTGGGGGATTCGGCATTCCTGTTCAACAGAACCAAGATTTCACTAAAAATGAACAAATAATGAACGTTTGTGATTTGAGGGGTGGATGAGACTAAACAGAGTGACCAGGTGGGTCACAAAAAAGCCCCCAATGAGCGGAGGATTCTCAAAGGGGGCAGGCTGAGGGGGTCTATGTTTGAGGGTATTCTGGGTACTCTTGGATTTCTTTGAACGGTAACCAGAGTTGATTTATGTACGACAATGCCTCTCCGTAGTTATGTATCCTAATGAACCGCTCAGGATTAAAGCCATCCATTAAAAGTTGATCGTTCCTATTCCAAGGTCTATCAAATAATAGACGCTTACCAGTAAAGTTAGATAGGTACTTTGGGTTATCATCCAAGAGGATGTCCCCACGTAATAAGTACTTGTGATGACACAGGATTAGTCTGTCCCTACCTAGAAATGGTAGGTGCTTCTCCATCCACTTCTCCTTCTCATAGGCACAGACCTTGCCAAGCGCTGGGATGGTAGCCAGGTACACTGTATGATTCTGGTGTAGCTGCCTAACGAATGGGATAGAACCAACAAATGGCGGCAGGTCTACCCAGAAGCCCTTGGTCTTGAATGGCTTGAATATCTTGGAGCGACTTAGCTTGTCCTCATAGTTATCCTCAACCGAGTAGGCACCAACGTCATCTCTGGTTAGGTTCTTGCCCGACTCCTCATTGAGGTAAGCCAGCCATGGATCGACTAAGTTGACCAGGGTCTCATCCATGTCTAAAAAGATAATCATTACTTCCTCCTTCCGTGCCTAGCACCTATACTTGAAACAGTCCTTACAATCTCATCCTCAGGAAGAGGAGGGTGGTTCCTTTCATTCCACATCAGTAGAATCTCTGTGATCTCAACAACTGACAAGTCTTTATTAAAGAATCTCCCTGCCAGTGAGGCACAAGCATGGTTGCGACCACCATCCTCTACACCTTGAAGAACTTCATAGTGCCAGCCCTTCTCACGCTGACCGTTGTGGACATACGGATCAGTACAGTAGTCAATCATCCACTGATTAAGCGGTGCCACCTCAGTGTTCCATGGGTGCCAGTGGGTCCATTCGTACCTTTTACCACTCTCATGGGTGCTTGGAGGGGCAACGACGTAACCCCCCTCACCACGAACATCCATTCCGATTTTGGGGTCACTCTTATTTCCTACTAAAACACTAGGATAGTCAAGATAAATGTGTATCCCCTTTGCTGTCTTTGCTATTGGTGTGGTTGGTAAACCACGCCTCTTAACGTAGTCTCTTGCTCCGTGGCTATCAAGATCGAACACTAGGAGACCTGATACTATACCAGTGATGATCCCAACGTTTGCATGTGGGTACTTGTCCCACCAGTGGGTAATCTGGGAATGACTTGGTCTTTCCTCTTGGTAGCGCTTCCATTCAATCATTGGGCGTTTATCAGGTCCTACTGGCATGACACTAAAGCCTAGATCACGATATTCGTGAGCAGCTTTTTCAATCATCTTCCCCTCCGAATTGCTTCTTAAGTAAACTCTCTTTGTACCACTCTGGAAGACCTGCAGTGATACCACGGCTTATCTGTTTCCAGGCCCACTTAAAGAGAATCTCCTGAATCTCTAGTCTCTCTTCGTGGTAAACATCTTGCGACACCTCCTTAATCAGCATACCGATGTCGGTAGGTGAGTCCTCTAGCTTCCCGGCCTCTCTGAGGTGCTGCACAGCCTTCTGCCACCTGGCCTCAGTCTTGTAATTGTCAATGATGCTTTGTATAACATCTTTATTACTTGTTCTGTACTTCCCCTTAGAGTTTCGGTGGACCTCTTTGAACGCCTCACTTACATGTTTACCCATCATCACCTTACCAGTGTACGGATCAAAGCGCCTATAGTTCTTGATCACTATGCCCTCTGGAGCGCAGCCACCAAGGCATGAGACATTCAGCAGAAGGTCAGATAGCTGCTCAAGGGTAGCTCCCTCTGGTAGAAACCAGTATGGAACCACCTCAAGACCTATCCTCTCTGCCTCCTCCTTAACAGACTCAGGGTCAAGGAAGTCCTGATCACCAACCTGAATGTCGTATAGGATGATGTGGCGTATTGGAGTGCGGTCATACTCCAGAACGTTGTGTTTTGGCTTCTTAAGATACTCACCCCTGTATACCCAGCCGTCTACCAGGGAATCACCTATGTCCCAAATTTGCTCTAGGCCGGGGGCAAACATCTTCTCAGGGTTATCAAAGTATAGCATAGCCCCCTTACTTCTGGCGTAGATGTCTACATCACGCCTGCAGAAACTTATCTGTGACCCATCCACCTTCTCCTGGCATAGTACGGACTCCTTGAAGATGTCACGGATCGCACGGTGACCCAAGTTGTAAATCTTTGGGTAACTGTTTATCTCTTTCATATGATCCCCACTTTCTTTTCTGCCGGGTCAAGCAACCAGGCATTCTTAGAGTAATCGTGAGCATCCTGCTCATCCCTGGTATAATAACTGGTACATTCAACTATTGGTTCGTCCTCTGATAAGCGTATCAGGAAATTGTCAGCCCTCTCACAGACAGCCATTTTAATCTTGTATTGGGTTGCCATGAACCCGAAGTGACCACAGTCAGCACAGAGGCCAAACGATTCCCTGTCGTGTATCCTAACCTTCTGACCTGGAGCCAAGTATATGGAATTAGCCCCCATATTTCTACATCCTGCACGAATCTCAATCTTAAGAGTATTCTTCTCAGTATCAGTGAGTTCTCCAGGCTTACGCACCCTCATCTCCCCCACCTCACCTTCTGATAAACCCTTATCACGTATCGAAGTAGGTGGACAGCCCCAACTGCGATAAGGGCAATCCAAGAACATGCTAACACGAACCTCATAATCTCTCCAAGTGTATCCAGGTTCAATCCCCAGTGTTGCATTATTACCTCCCAGGTTCAGCGTTCTTGTTCTGCCACCGCTTACCCCTTTTGAACTGGAGGTCTTCATTGGGTGACTGGTTGATGATACTCCGTGTCATATGGACGAAGCCACAAGCCAAGCACTGTACTCTGGGGGGTAGCACCCCCTTATAGTCCTTGTGCTTCTTGCATCTGATTTTCAGCACGGTAAGTCCTCCTTGTCCATTACGATCATACGTCTTTTGCAGAAGCAAATCATGCGGAGTGGCATGTCCTTAGTGATCTTAGCAGATCGACCACACGAACACCAGAAGTACAGTTTCCCATCCGACCTCAGCCTGTCAAGAAAATGGTGGTACCCTGCAAGCATGTTATACCCCCTCCTGAATTGATATTTTTACCGTTGGCTGTGCCAAACTATGAATCTCAGCTATGTCGTCGATGTCAAGCTTGAAGTATCGTGTAAAAGCCACAGATGTCTTGTGACCAGTAGCCTTCTTTATCTCTTCCGGGCTAACTCCATGCTCCTTATATAAGGCAATAGCTGAACTGTGTCGTGTACCACCGTAGAGGTCAACGTCATAGCACCCAATCTGGGAAGCTGCCTTTTTCCATGCCCGGTACATCATGTTCCTGCCGAATCTCTGATGGTATTTATCCCTAAAGAATGGGGTTCTTGGAAACGCCCGTTGAAGATTCCTGATAGACGCAGCATCGTCTTCAGTAAGCCTAATGATCTTTGGGGTCCTTGATGTCTTGTGGTGCTTGATGATTATGGTCCCATTTTTCCTGTTCACGTCCTCTTCGTTCACCATACGAAGCTCATTTGGCCTTAGGTTGATGTAGGTAGCCAGGAACCTGATGGCAAGGTACAACCTGGGCCTCTTAGCACCCTCATTCTTCCATACTTGACCAAGTATTTTCTCCTGGGTACTCTTATCAATGGTCTTACGCCTCTTCATGTCATGCTCAAGGTCAAACTGCCAGCCTGGAAACTGTGGAAGCTCACTGATTAAGCCAAGGTTATGGGCTAGAACCATCATCTCCTTGAAGACTACGTAGCTGTCATATTTTGACTTGGTGGAGAAGTTGGTGGAGTACAGAAAGCTGTGTATGTGTCTATACTCAATCTCATCAGCCAGTCTAGCTACACCGATATTATCCACAATTCTTCTGAGCCTGTGGTGATACGTGATAACGGTTTTCTCTTTGATTTTTCCATACTCAACAAGCTTCTCCTTCCAGTCTAGAAAGGCATCCATAAGGTGACCCAGCGTCTTCTGATCCTTCTTTAGAGTAAGGGTGCCGTTACGAACATCCTGTCTCTTTGCCTCAAGGAACAGCTTCGCATCTGAGTAGCTATTAAACCTGGCGCAAACATCCCGTATCTTTACCTTAAACCTACCCGCTATATGTTGTGGATGGTCTAGGCAGCGCAGTGCCGAATGGTGGTCATCTACGTAATTACCTCCACATAACGGACACTTAGCATCTGAGTATATACCCCCTATATCTTGTGTTGTCATTTTTCCCCCTATACCTTAAATTTATACTTACGCTTCCCATCGTTCTTGGAATGGTATTTGCGGTCTTCGTGCTTCTGTTTCTGCTGACCTATCCTCCCCCTGCCAGCTATCCTCCCATCTATATAAGAAAGACCTGGTGGTAGCTCTCTGAAGGGAAACATCCCACAACCACCAACACGGTTCACCCAAGACCTATTTGCATAGATGGTACAGTGTACCTCACCATCACAGGTCATGTCAGACTTGGGGCAGTACATACATGCTTGTAAGTGATCGTACATTCTAATCCTCCATTTTCTCTGAAATCCATAGTGCCGCTGCAACTAAGACAAAGCCTATTGAGATTAGAATGATCCCCACCATTGCAAAAATACCACAGGCTACAGCGGCAACAGTAAGAGCAAGTTTAATCATCTTCTATCCCCTCATACTTGTCGAGCATGTACTTCCCAATGGTTACACAGTCATCCATTAGCTGCTGCATAGGTACACCTGCCAGGTTCCGCAGTGGGCAGTTGACACAGTGCGGGGCTAACGGGCGATCTGGCCTTGGTCCAATGTCGATATTTTCATCAGCACCAAGCTTAACATGTTTAAACCACTCCTGATCTTCGTCTGCAACACAGAACGGGCATTTGATTCCATTTACTCCGGTTACCTCATTATCCTCATGAGCCTCTCTCGCTCGTAGTAGCATGTGGTACATGTAAGCGTTCACCCCATTTCTCCTTTCAGGATAGCCCGGAGTTCTTCTTGTGTGTGATTATCACATGAGAAGTGTTTAACAGGAGTTGGGGGAGTCCGTTCCATCTCCATCACCTTGATGGTCAGGTACACTAAGTCCTTCTTCTCAATGAGGTTTGGATCAGGTCTAAACTCTTCATCCCACGAATCAGTATAGCACCACACACACAACTTCCTGTTCCCCTTAGCTATCGGTTTAGTGCCACAGCAAGAACAAATACCCTCATAAATCTCTGGCTTCCTAAGGCTGTTTGTCCTGTACCCACCTGGTCGTGGGTCCCTTTGTCTCTTCATACATCCTCCTTTAAGGGCCTATGATTTTGGTGATTGTCATGACAAGGTCCTCTGCCTTGAGTTGGATGTCACTACCCTCAGCCCAATTAACGGTAGCGTCTTCAAGGGCGTTAGTCATGACTGCCAATTCGCTCCCTGTTAGAAACAGCGCAAAAGCCATTTCCTCCTTTTCTTTCGTCACGTCCTTGTGAATTAGCATTTCTTCACCTCCATCTCCTATATACCACACCCTACACTCTTTGTCAAGAAAAAAATGGCTGGGGGTGGCTGGACTCGCACCAGCCTTCAGGTCTGGGATTTCCCTCGCCCTACCCGCCTTCGGCCTTTCACGGTTCCACCAGCATTTAAGCTGTCCAGATGCAGACCCGCTATCCACCTACACCCCCATAGATTACGACACTTCAATGCCCTTCGGGAGTTTCTTTGGGTCTATCTCAGTCCCGTTGAACATATCGGTTATTAGTTCAATCTTGACACCCATATCCTCCAACTGTCCGTGGAGGAACTTCTTATAAGCCTTGGCTACCTCATCCTTGGATGACATCCAGTAACTATGGAACCTGGCAGCAACCTGGAAGAGTGACGGTTCCCCTTTTGCGGTTGTTCCAATAAGTGGTTCAGATAGAGGCCAACCACCTAGCTCAGTGATCCCATGGAGGAATAAACAGAAGTTTCTATAATTAAACTTTTGTTTCTTTAACCAGTCCCGCATATCCTTGATCTTGTCAGCCCCTTTGGGTGCGTCTTGGAGTGTACCGCCAATACCATTTGGGCCGACATCAAATAGGTTCACCGAATCAGGGCGCTCACCGATGTCTTCGTCCTGAACATGCTCATCACCCTTTGCCGGGTTTGGAAAAGGCTTCTTTTCACCACTTCCAGTAACGTAACCATGAACTTCCTTATCTAGTTCCTTCTTTTCCGCATCAGTTAAATCACTGGTGCTGTTTGGGTCACCGTCCCATGGTACGTCACCCTCCTTGTTGAGCCAGTCTGATAGGGCCTTTCTGTCTATGATAATTGCGTTCTCAGTCACTTTAATCATTAGGGCATTCTCCTTTTGGACAACCACATTTCTCTATCTTACCTTCTCTCCAATCAAGGTCATCCGTGTTGATGTTCTCATTTTTACACTGTTTATCCCACTTTGATCCCTTGATAGGCTTAAATATCCTACCGTCCTTTTCCATCTGCCTACACTCTTCACTTACCGGGCAGTAACCGTTACACTTTCTTCCGTCCCATGACTCTTTCTTATTACATATCCTGGGCCTATGTGTTTTAAAACTCTTTTCAATCTCCTTCTGCAACTTGTCATAATGGTTTAGTATTAAATTATTATCCATCCGTGGTATCTCCACCAGAATTACGTTCTTATCAACACCACGATTCTTAGCCACATAAGTATTACCGTCCCTTGGGATACACTGAACCACCATACGGGAGATGTTAAACCCATGCTCCTCAACCAGGATACGGTATCTATTCATCTGGTAGGACCAGTCCTCAATCTCCGCTATCCCCTTCTTTGGGTTGGGAACCCAGACGCTCTTTTGCTTTGGAGTTCCTTTCCTAGTCCCAGTTTTATAAAGTACTGGATGACCGTCGTCACCAATGACATCTACGGATGACTTCTCTAAGCCAAGGGCCAATGCCACCTTGAAACTTCCACTGGTTTTATAGTCGTAGAGAATATAGAATCCCAGAGCGTATTCGTCAGGTTCGACGATGTCAGGGATACCCCTGATAAGTCCGTCATCGAATCCTTTTTCGCTAACGAATCCTCTAACAAGGCGATGTACGCTAAGTTTATCATGCGATCCCGTTCCAAGAATCGCAAAAGCTTTGTCATGAGGGTCCTCAGCATAATAAACTACCTCCTTTAAATAGATGAAGCGGGGGCCATTAAATGCCTGGGAGGGAGTAACAGCTTTCCACTCTCTATCAGTGGCAGCGTTCCTGAGATATGGCATCGTGGCACACCTTTGTCCAAGGCGACAGCCTCTCACGGAGAGGCACTTCTCCACTTCAATTATTCCACCATCATCGGGGCATTTGAACCACTTCAACGGCATCTTTATACTTCTCCTTCTCACTCCTTTATTAAACCTAAGTGAATAGCCTTCTGCTTCAACACACCTTCCCAGTACCCAAAGTACTTACCATCACGGTACCCAATGAGGTAAAACCCGATGCAGAGCGCTATTATTGCAAGCGCTGCAGCTACTTTCATGATTACTCCTTTTGGAGGTTTTCCGGGGGTCCACATCATCAGTCTGTCCAGCTAGTTAGCTTAGGGTCCAACCCTCTAGCCTTCGTGCTAAGACCTCCGCTCCCCCGGACTCCATGGTCACTCAGGATACTTACGGTGCTAAACGCTTTCACCCTGCAACCTCTGAGGTTAGGTAGCACACTTGGCTACCCGACATGCCTTTAACCTCTTGGGAGACTCGTCTTTCTCTCCCATCGTCTAAATCTATTATACTCCCCAGCCGCATGAAGTCAAGTATTATTTTCAAAAAAAACGCTTGACTTTGTCCGTGTGGGGAGTATACTAGGTATAACACATAAAACGGAGGAGCCTATGAGTGACTTTTTTGAGGCAGAGCAGCAGGTCATTGCTAGTGTGGTACAGGGACACACTACTGATCTTCTGCCAGAGGACCTGGTTGATGACAGGCACCAGGAAATCCTGCAGGCAGCTATTGCCCTGAGGGATGATGGCATTATCCCAGATGTCGTAACCATTAATAATAAGATGCAGGAGTTATCTGGTTCTCAGCTATCGGAGTGCAGAGACTACCTTCGAGAACTGAAGAACATGTACTCAAACGTAAATCGCCAGGGGGTTTACGAGGGTATAGTTAAGGATGATGCTCTACGTAGACAAGTCCTGAGGCTTGCCCATAACCTTCTTCATGAAGCTGAAGCTGGTGCGGTGACTGAAGACCTGGTGGTAACACTCCAGAATCACCAAGCTGAATTGGGCGCAGGGAAAAAGGTTGGCGAAAACTACCTGGCGCAGGACGTAGCCTTTGATGTCATTGACAACATCAGGGACAGACGTGGGGGAAATACCGTAACTGGATTAGCCACTCCATGGACCAAGATTAATAAGCTGACCAGTGGGCTACAGGAGAATGACCTTGTAGTGGTAGCCGGGAGACCAAGCATGGGTAAGACGGTATTGGGCGCTCAGATTGCCTACCATGCTGCGCTTACCGCAGGCCCTGTATTCATTGGGTCACTTGAGATGGATCGCTCAAGCCTAGTAGAGAGGATGCTGGTTAGTGAGGCTGTGGTGGACGCAGAAGCCGTAAGGTCTGGATATTACGACGAATCTGCGTACAGTAGACTGCAGGGTGCGGCTGAACGGCTCCAAGATATGTTCCCTATAGTTATAAATGACTCAAGTAGGCTGACAGCTAGAGACCTTAGAGCGGCAATGACTAAGGCTCATTTAAAATATAACGGTTTATCAGTAGCTGTCATCGACTATCTTGGCCTGATCAAGGGTGAGTCTAGCCACAAGCAGAGATACCTTGAGGTTGGAGATGCTGCGAAGATCATGAGGGCAACGGCTAAAGACCTGGAAATCCCAGTGGTCTTGATATGTCAGCTTAACCGTGACTGTGAGAAGCGTGACAATAAGAGGCCGATACTCGCTGACCTTAGAGAGTCAGGAGATATAGAGCAGGACTCTGATGTCGTTATCATGCTCTACCGGGATGAGTACTACTGCCAAGCCTGTAACAGTCCTAGTGAGGTATGCGATAAGGACCACCACGGTATAGCTGAAGCCATAATACGCAAGCAGCGTAAGGGAGCTATCGGGACGGCAGTCCTGTCATGGAATGCCACCTCAACAAAGTTTACTAATCTGGACCAGACCCAATACGGAGAGTACTGATGTCACAAATAGCAATGCTAGACGATACACAGCAAGTTATGATATGCCCGTGTGTACCAATCGTTGCCAATGGTCAAGATAATTTTGGCTGGGTATTCGGGTACGAAGAGCTTTACGACGCACAGTTTGAGATAGTCAAGGGTAGACCACCATTCACCACAAGGATTTTATACGAGATTAATGAGGCAAACAGGAATGAAGCTACTGCGGAAGTTTAGGGCAGAGTATGATGAGTCTGAGCGTGAGTGGACCTTAGACCTTATCTGGTTTGACACTGAGGTACAGATGTTCGGTGCTACCAGAGAGACATTCAAGGACCTCTTCTCCATGTTTGGATTTCTTCTAACGTTCTCAGCGGGGGACTGACATTAAAGCATATCTTGTAACCTATGATGGCTTATGGCTTGGTGGTAGCTGTATTGTGATAGCAAACTCACCATCTGAGGCTATTAGCCTTGTCAAAGATGACCCAAGTACCATAGAGTTCAATAACGTCGAGGTCGAGAAAGAGATGGACATTGACTACCCAAGGGTCCTCTACAATGACAACGGGGATTACTAATGAACCTAATACTATGTCCAGACTGTTGGAAGAAGGAAAAGATGTCACCACTCCTCTCGTCTGCAGATAGTGATGACATATTTTGTAATTTATGTGGGTTTACGATAACCAAGGAGCAACTTAAAGAAAGGAGTCAACAGTGAAAGAGAAAACGAAACCGTCACAGTATGAGTTGCAGCGTATTATTAGGAGTATCCAGTGGTGGCTAGACAGCCATGGGTCAACCCCAACCGCAGTTGGGGCGCTCATCCAGCGCTACGCAGCGGAGAAGCTCGACTACTTCCACGACAACGATATTACCCCCTGTATGGATGACCTGCTGGAGAGGGCAAGTGGAATGCTTTACGATTATACCCCAGGCACTGTTATTACCTGGGTTCCTCCGTACAGACCCATAGAGGACTTCACAACAGAGGAATTGCTGTCAGAGATTAGGGAACGCATAGAGTACGATGGAGGCTAATGGGACTACTAATGGCTCTCACAAGAAAAGAACTTGAGGAAATAACACGTCAGGCGATGGATTCGGCCTATGCGAAAGCCCAGGAAGAGATGCGGGATGCGATGAACACTAACCTATTTGGGCTTGGTGCCTATTCCCATACAGCGCAACAGCAACAGGCTATCAACCAACATCAAGCGGGTATCTCTGAAAAGGCTGTAAGGCAAATGGTAGAGAACCTTAAGGCACAAAGGGGAGGTGTAGAACCACTACCCCCGCCAAAGGTACCAATGTTAGCCGACACAGATGAAGCCTATATCATGATGATGGATGCCCAAGAAGAACGTGAGGGCTGGAGTAAGGCACTGAAAATCCTTTATGAGGAGGAAAAAGATGAGTAAAGACATTTGCGCCAACAGACACAAGGGTAACCCCAAGTCAGTCGCTGCCCATAGAAAGATCAGGGCTGATAAACGGTCCATACGGCAGAAGATACTTGACCAGATCGGTCTTACCCCGGACATTACCTGTGAGGCACTGGAGTTCATGCTGCTACTCAAGCACCAGACTTGCTCCGCTCGAATCTCAGAGCTTAAGCGGGATGGGCTAATCTATATCTCAGGTGAGGAGGAAACGCTGTCAGGATGTAAGGCCGCTACCTATCGGGTTACTGACCCGGATATACTAACCGCATAGGAGGGTGGAATGGCTAACACTAAGAAGTTCACTGAGGGACAGAAGAAAGAGGTTGAGAAGGCTGTGAGAAAGGCCATCGAAAAGGCTGGTGAGCTACATGAGAGGGAGATTAAGAGGATGAACGACCTCTATAACCACCAGTTCAAAAGCCACCACGCTGAGAGGCAGGCGTATCAAGAGAGAATAGACACGCTGAAGGACCTGACAAGAGCTATGGCTAAGGAGTTGAGCAGAAGGTAGTCTATCTGCGAGACTCTGCTGCGACCATACGAGGGCAGGACCTTAGGTTCGGTACCTCTAAGGTCCGACTGAGGAGGGAGGAAGTACGGAGTGAAACCAATAGACCTTGTAGGTGATGGCTTAGGATGGATTAAGTCATACCGTAAAACCCTAGAGTCTGAGGTTTGGGCCTTAGGACCTGTAGCTTATTACGTTTGGAGCTACTGCCTGCACAGAGCCAACCATAAGACTAAATGGGTTACCGTTAATAGCGGCAGGGGACCCAGAAAAATACACGTACAGAGAGGTTCGTTTATCTTTGGAAGGAAGTCAGCACATAAAGGTATGTTCGAGAATGTCCCTGAGTCTACTATCTATCGCTACATAAAGAAGTTAGAGGCTATGAATATGATAGTAGTGAACAGCAAAGAGGACAAGCAATTCTCTATCATTTCTATAGTTAATTGGAATACTTACCAGGGTGATCCAAAAAAAGTGGACAAGCAACCGGACAGACTACGAACAGACTACGAACAGACTACGAACACAAACAATAATGATAAGAATGAAAAGAATGAGAATATACCTGCTGATGTTATAAGCTGGAAACTACCTGAGCAGGTCGTGAAGATTTACCACGGAGTGTTGCCTGAGTTACCCAAGGTGGTTAAGCTTACACCTCAGAGAGAACTAGCGATTAACTGGGTGGTGTCTAACCACCCGGAGGCTAGGGCCACGGAGTGGTGGGAATCATACTTTAAACTCGCTAGGAAATACCCGATGGTAATGGACCCAGAGGGGGTGTTCGCCCCGCAGAAGCCACAGTTTAAACCAAACTTCGATTGGCTACTGCTTGGCAGGAACGTGACAAAGATTCTGGAAGGAGGTTGGCCCATCTATGAAGTAGACCCAGTGGACAAGTCAGGATCAACGGATTATAGCCAGTACCTTAACCAAAAGGAGAGCAAATGAAACTGAACAGGCATCAAATCGCAGGCAGAATCGTCGAGGACCCTGAGTATGGATCAATCCCAGGTTCAGGAATCCCCACAATTAAACTCCGTGTAGTTACCGATGATGGGTGGTATGATACTAAGAAACAGGAGTATCAAAAGAGAAACACTTATCACACGGTTAAGCGGATCAACAAGGACGTAGACGATATGGAGCTACGTAAGGATGACTGGGTATTCGTAGAAGGACAGAAGTTGACTGATACCTGGAAGGACCGTGATGGTAACAATAAATACGCTGATTTCATCAGGGCTATGGTTATAGTTGAGATACCTGACCCTTGGGAGAAACGCAGCAACCAGAGAGGAGGTACGCAGGATGATCGTGGGAATCGTCCGTCAAGCAGGGGTAACGATGACCGAAGAGATGATCGAAGAGGCTCTGGACGTTCTTCGGGAAGCAGAAGAGCGGATAGCGGAGGCCGGGATGACCATAGCGATAGGGATAGAGGACCCGCTAGGGAGCGGGATGATGATATTCCGTTCTAGCTAAATGAGTGGGGGGTAGGGTTGAATCCCGTTGGGGTAAGACCACTCAGTGGCACCCAGCCCCCCCTACCAACTAGCTTACCTGGGAGCAACGAGGGGGGATGGATGACAGGGGATGCATACCCTTAGCCATGAACCCCCTCTGCGCTGCCCTTGTAGGAGGTAAAAATGACCCGTAAACCAACGTCAGACGAGCAGTTCGGGTACATAGAGGATGGGGATGACCCAAACTTTCTGTATGACCCACTGACCGAAGAGCTTGGAACAGACGGTTTCAGTATCGTTGAGGACCCAGGCTTCGGAACAGGAGATATTGATGGCGAAGAAGAAGAGGACTTATAGGGGTCCCGTCTACCAAAACCACCATATCAGATATGGGGATGAGCCAGTCCCCGAATGGACCATAAACCTTAGAATGTGGATGCACAAAGCGGTTACCCTACTACAGCGCCTTAAGGTTACTCCAGAGCATTATGCTGAGGCAGTAAACTTTCAGACTGCTATCAATCAAGCTGTGAACGATATGAGGATGGTGCTTGACACAGACGAAACGGGCGCAGAGGATACAGAATGAAATTTCCCACTGGCATTTCAGTCCTGACCTACTGGTACGAGTATGGTGATGCCGTCAGAGAGTATAGTATCCCAGCTATCTTTATCCATGAGGATGACATAGCCAAGCCACCTTACCTTGCCCCTGAACACTTTGATTACCCGGATTGGTGGTATACCTGGGTGGACGTTGACAAGATAATTCTCAAATTGACCAAGACCGATTGGGCGCTTATCCTGTATTACTTCAAGATGGTTTACAAGAATGAGGTGGGCGCTTTCTATCGCTGGCAGGGTAGGGAACAGTTCAAGGAGACCTGTAGAAGCATATACGCTATGCTCTCAGACGATTACAAGCCTGATCGAATTGGGCGCAGCAAATATAAACGGTTTGACAGTACTTCAAGGGACCTTCGGGAGAGGGTGGAGAGGAGAGAGATAAACGTGGACCTTATAGAGGAGAGCCGTGTGTATACCGTCAAAGAGGTGGCTGATATGCTGCGGTATAGCGTGGTGACAATTAGGAAAATGATTTACAGCGGCAAACTTAAAGCTTTTCAAGTGGGGGAACATGGGGACCTGCGGGTAACCGGGAAGGCTCTACTTGACTTAATCAAGCCAGTGAGAGGAGGTATGGATGAAGGATAAAACGCTTGGGGAGATAGGCAGAGACATAGGAGCGCTCTGCGAAGAGAAGAACAAAGCCTATGGAGACTCCTTTGCAAAGGCCGGGAAGCTTATTGAATTGCTCTACCCGGACGGGGTGAAGCCTGAGGAGTACACTGACATGCTGGGGATAATTAGAGTCATTGATAAGCTCTTCAGGATCGCAACCAAGAAGGATGCCTTTGGCGAAAGTCCATGGAATGACATAGCTGGCTACGGTATCCTTGGAGTCTTTAATACCCAGAAGAGTGAGAGGGTATCCCAGGATACGTATACAAATAAGGTTCGACGGGCAATCTTCGATGACATTAATGCAGAGCTTCGGTTCATCGAACAAAAGGCCCAGCGGCACATCAGTGAGCATGGCTTCCACCTACCAGATGGATCACCCGTTGTTGATCCGGGCATCCTTGGCTTTGAGGACTCAGAGGTGGTTGGGGAAAGATCGTGCCAGAAGTGCGTATACCAGGCAAATGAGTTGGATGATATGCCTTGCAAGAAGTGCATAGACAAGCCCTTCCTGCCTCACTTCACTGAAGGCACACTATAAACCATTATCACATGATATGTACCAACAAAAAAAGGCCCCCCAGGCGTTAACCTGAGGGGCTTTCTTTATTACCTCCTTTCTATTTTGAACCACACCTCAGCGTCCCGGTGATCCCAGCAATAGATCATGATATGCGGTGCCGGGTCCGGTGGACGCTTGATCCACTTCTTTATCCTCAGCCTGTCAATGTCGCTGTAAGAGTCCACTAGCGGCTCCTCTGGCTATGACCGCTGATGCGGTGCTTGGGTTCATGCTTGAAGCAGTGGGTAGCATAGAGCGTCTTCCGCTCAACTACGTTCTTCTTCAAGCGCCTAGTGCAACCGGGTTCCCGGCACACAACATCCGATAGTTCGTCGTACCTATAGGGTTTCTTCAATTTCCCAGTCCTCCTTCCAGGGCAGGTCATCAAGCTCACCGTCAGTGGCATGATGGAAGCGCATCAACTCAGCGTACAGCCCTTCGTCGGTTATCGGCTTAGGTAGAATCATGTGACAATCCTTTCTCAGAAGATCATTAGTTCTGCGAAGTTGAGTAGGTTCAAAGCACAGGCAACAATGACGATTAGCCACCAGACTTTATACCACAGGCTATCCATTGAGCCACCTTTCCAGAGCGTCGTTGGCCTCAGCCTTAGTGGCCCAGTAATGGGTCTCACGGCTGTAGGGACCATCCTTGGGGCATATGTAGCCCAGGTAGTATCCCGCTGCGCTCTTGCACACCTTAAGAGGCATCAAGGTCTCGCAGAGAGTACACTTGGTTGGGTGTTGGTCCCATATGCTTACTGGTCCTGATTGCACCATTGTTAGCTCCTTTCCCGTTGTTTGGTCTTGACCTTTTCCGGGTTCTCGACCATGTGTTTCAGCCTTCTGTACTCAGCCTCAGAGGCTACCTTTACCTTCCCAAGTGTCTTGCATGTGATGCACGGGTACCAGATACCATCACGCCAGAAGCCAATCTGGCCCTTACACCTGGGGCATTCCTTCTCAAGTCTCATAGGCCCTCCTATCTCACCTTCTTCAGGATTAGTTGGGTACCGTTGGCCTGCCTAATGACAAGCTCAGTGATACCAAAGTTATGAAAGAATCGTGGGTTGATCTCTGGGAACATGTTAAGAAGCTCAGACTGCGTTGTCAGAGGATTCTTCTGGGTGTTACCCTCATGATCAATGACGATATAGCGCCACAGGTCGCTCATTCCTGCTGCTATTTCCCGGTGCATCTCAAGGATGTCTACTGGCATTAGTCCCTCCCTTTATCCAAGATTTTGCGTAGCATACCTTCGACCTTGGCGTAGGCATCCTTCTTGCCTGCAGCCCTGGTCATCTCACAGAACTTGTACGGGTTGTCCTTTCTGGTCCACCAGAAGTGCCTAGCATCTTTCACGTACTGGTATAGGTCCTCAAGCATAGCCTCTTTTTTGCGCCTTCCATCAATCTTGAATGGCTTGGGCTGTTTGGCGTTATCCCTGAGGCTCTTAACCTTGGCCTCACGGCTCCATACGCCACTTTCAAATCCTGACTTTACCATGTCTACTCCTTTTGTTAATGGTTTATAATACAAACAGTAACATCCGTATAAAGGACCAGGTCCTCACTCTGGCCCTTTACGCTGAGGTTACTATTCCACTTCAAATCCTCCTTGCTCCAGTGCTTTCTCAAAGTTGTAGCCGTGGCACTGACCAAAACTTTGACCACTGATAGGCGCACCGTCCTCAAATGCTCCGAATACCATCGTTTCCGGTCCCCTATCAAAGGTGTAGTTCGCACTCACTGCTACAAAGCAGGTCTCGTAGACCTCCCCATCAAAGTCTTGGTAGCCTACGGTGATCGGCTCATCCAGTTGGTACAGCCGTGCATCTCCCTGGTAGATACCAGTGGTAGCAAGGTCCTTGATGAATCTTGCAACGTTTGCCATCTCTACTCCTTTCTTCTGATAAGCGTTTGTCAGATGTTATTACCCTGCCTTCTGAACGGTTACAACAAAGAACCCAGCGGCATTCTTAACAGTGAAGCCGCCAACCACCTCTTTAACTTCCACCTCAGGTGGTAGTGGGGTCCCGGTCTCCAGTGCAGCTATGAGCGCACGGGTGAAGACCACCCTAGCCTTTTCTATCTTGTTCAGAGCCTTAAGCGCTTGTGCTTCGCTCATTCTTACCACCTCCTTTCCCTTGGTTAATGGTTCAAGGATCAGGAAAGACACGCACCTTCTACGATACGGTGCAATCAGCCTTCCCATCACCTTCAAGCATCAACCTCCTTCCTAGAAGTCGTCGTAATAAGCCACCTCACCGAAAGGCGGCTCAAAGCGCTGGTAGTGAGGCATGTCAACGATGATCCACAGTACTGGTATATTGGGGGGTGTTTCCGGGAACTTGCTGCACTCCCCATCAGTCATGTAGATTATGCCTACTGGGTCTTCTTCCTCACTGTCTTCCACAGCGTAGAAGCCAGGTCGAAAGTCAGTGCCGCCTCTACCCTTAGCACTGATGTTATCCCAATCGGTGTACTGGTCGAGTTCCTCAATGTGACGCACCTCAGTGTCAATGTGGTACAGGTCAATCTTTACACCTGGGTGGGCCTCAAGCAACCCGTGAGTCTCAGCCGCTATGTCAGCAACCTGAGAGTCAGTGACGCTACAGGATGTATCCCAGAAGATCGCCACCTTGCCTATGTCCAGGCTCTCAAGCGCTGGCATGAAGAAGCCAGTTGAGGAGTAACGTGGGTTGGGCTTGCTGAAGTTGTAGTCATCCTTTACCTTTTGGCTTACCAACCGGGCCAGAATCTCATTCCAGGGCAGCTTGGGATCGCTAATGTCAGTGAGGAGTGTTTCAACGAACCCAGGTACCTCTCCTTGCAGCTTACGGGCTATCTGAGCCGCTTGTTGAGTGGCTATGTCCCATTTCTCAGCCTCAGCGTCAAGCTCCTCCTCAGTGGCCTTTCCGCTATCTCCTGGGAGGTCTCTTACACCGTCCCATCCTTGATCGCTTCCAGCCTCTTGTGGATCGCTCTCAGGTCCTCCACTCGACTTGCCGTGTGACCCTCCAGCATCCTCATCACCTGGCTGTTGGCCCCCTCCAGGGCTATCACCCGGTTCCTCAGGCGAACTATCTCCTCCTCTCTCGCTTCCAGCACCGTCATCCTGCTCAGAAGACGGTCCACCGCTTCCTGATTCCTGATCGCTTCCGCTTCCAGTGCCGTCACCCTTGTCCCCATCCTTTCCATCCTCAGATGAATCATCCTTGTCACCTCCTTTGTCCTCTTCCTGCCTCTTGGCTTCCAAGTGGCTATAAGCCTCTTCCACTGCCATGAGGGCAAATTTACGATCAAGTAGAACTCCTTCCAGCATGTCGAAGTTCCCGTCCTTCAGCATCCAGTTGAGGACGTAATCACATGCCTGGTTCCACAGTTCCGGGTCCCGGTCACCTCTTCTGAGGTGATGACCTAACATCGGGTGACCCACCTCATGAGCCGCCACAAACTTACGTTGGCCCTTGGTACATCCCATGATAAACTCCGGGTTGAAACCGACGCTTACACCATCTACCCATGCTGTCTTGCAGGTAGGATCAGCGAACCATTTCAACTTGAAGCTGAGGTAGCCCAAGGATGGATGAGTAGAGACCAACCCGGCTCTCGCCTCTTCCATAGCTCTTTCCGCTTGTTCAGCTATGTTCATATCCAACTCCTGTTAAATGGTTATTATTTGATGTTCCTAAGTCTCCTATGAATACCCAGTAGCCTGGGATTGCCGCTAGATGCAGCGCCACTGGGCATCGAAGAAGTCTCAGAAGTAGCCGTCCAGCTTCTTCAAGATGGACTCAGCTTCCTTTGCCGCACGTTTGCGGCCCTCCGGGTCCTCTCTCAGCATAGCCGGGTCCAGCCGACCAACTGAACTGAGAACCGCTTTCCTCATCTTCTCAAGCTCCGGGTCATCTTCCAGGTTGAGCATCGGGAGTATCTCACACTGTTTGACCACGTTGCCAATTAGGCTATCTCTGAAGATCGCATCGGCCTTGCCAAGCTTGTCTACAGCGTGTTTGATCACGTCATAGAGCCGCTGCCATGCCTCTTTCATGGAGCTTGCCAGCAACTCACGCTCTCTCTCAGCCGTCTTGGCGGCTAGGTCCTGAACCTGCTTTGCACTCAGGTTTACCCGCCAATCGTCAGAGCCTGCCAGAGGTTGATAGCTTACGTTGAACCTGAATTTGCCTCTGATTACAGCAGGATGCGGGTAGTCGTCCTTCTTGAACATGCCACCCAAGCGCTCTTTGGCTCTCTCAATCAGCCTGGTGTAACGTGCCAGGAAGACTTCCACCTCAGCCCAGTAGGCTTCCTCCAACTTGCCCATCTCAGTGGCGTAGTTCTCATAGTTGGTAGCCTTCAGGATCGTGATGCCTTTTCCCCAGGGCAAGGTGTTGGCGTAATGGAAGGTGTAGCAGTTGTTCCGGGCTGTTTCGATAGCCTTGATAGCGGCTTTCTCAACCAGCAGCTTATTGAACCTGCCAGCCTCTTTACCCTCAACGCCAAAATCCTCATGGATGCGCTTTGTCACTGCCTTGTCGAACTTCCTAGCAGACCAGCAGCTAATGTTCAGCGCAACCGTCATAGCCTTTTCACGTAAATCTGTTTTGATAATCATGACATTCTCCTTTTCCTCTATGTTGTTGTTATTACATACCAAAAACCACCTATGAATACCGTCGGCTTTGTGTCATTGTTGGTCCAGCCCAGCCCTCTCACGGTGGAGCGGTTGTAGCGGGTCCTCACGGCTGGCAATGTTGCCCACCGACGGCATCGAAGAAGGTTTCTAGTTGTGAAGCTCCGGGTTAGCTGAAGCCCAGGTGATGTAGCCAGTGGTGTTCTTAAGCTCCTCATCACGCTTGGTAGCAGTGCTAACCAGCAACTTCTGGAACTCACGTCCCTTGATCCGGTTGGCGAAAGTCATGATGTTGTTGAAGTTCGCATCAGTGGCATTCTCAGCCAGTGCCAAGCAGAGGACGTAGAGAACGTCATGATCGGTTGGAACGTCCACGTCATCAGGTGCCTGGATGACCACTGTTGGGTCAACCATGCGGTCTACCATGTCCTCAAAAGCCAGGTACTCAGTGGCCCAGCCCTCACCAACGGCACCAGCTATCATTACCCGTTTCACCTCAGCCGGGAACCCGGCATCAATGACGGCTGCAGCATTAGCCACGGTCCTTGGTGATGGAGTATTGACCATGTCCTGGGATGGTTGGAAATCGTGAAGCAGCTTTGGTCTACGGGCAATGAAGGCTCTCACAAAGCGGTTGAGACCCTCCTCTTCAGCCCATTCTAGCCAAGCATTCACGTCGCATTCCAGGCCAACGATTGAGTGCCAGCGTGATTTCACTGGCTCCAAGATGCCTTGCACCGCTGCCATGTCCTCTCTTCTATTGGTAGCACCAACGAAGATGACGTGATCGCTGAGGTTGTGACCGTTGATGCGCTTGCCCAGGATTAGCTGCATTGCAGCCGCCTGAACCGCTGCGCTGGCTTGGCCCAGGTCATCAAGAAATACGATGGTAGGTGTATCGGCATCAATCATCTCTTGAAGCTCCTTGAAGGGCAAGAACACGGCTTTACCGTTCACCAGGCACGGCAATCCTTTGAAGTCAGTGGGATCGCTCACAACCGGGTGCATGATGATCACGTTGTAGCCCAGCTTTGCTGCCGCCTGCAGGACTAGAGCGGTTTTACCTACGCCTGGAGCGCCTACCAGAAGCAACTGCAAGCGGTTCTGGAACGCTGTTACCAGCGCCTTGAACATCTTGGCGGGTGTCAAGCTGGGGACGCTCTTTCTCTTGATCTTTCTCCGATTACTCATGATTCTCTCCTTATGATAATGGTTTATCAGTTGTTCTGAACATCCAACCAGGCTCACGCCTGGTCCTTTCCTTTTAGATATTGAGGTCCTTTTTGAGGTCGTAGATAGCTTTTGAGATGTTGTTAAGCTGCACTCTCACTGCGTTTGTGGCGATTGAGACTTTGGTGCAACCTACTCTCTGGGCCTGCCAGAAGTCAGTGGAGATAGCGTTGAAAGCCTCCCTGATATGCTCGTCAGCCCTTGCTACGTCCTCAACTACGGTCTCTCTGGTCTTCCTGGGGATCAGTGATGACATGGTTTTTTCCTCCTTAGCAGTAACAGCCAGTGTCAGAGTGGATGTAGCGCCTGCAGGTATCGCAAAAGGTTGGATCAAAGTCATTCATCTTAACGCTGTAGCCGACCTTGTAGTCCTTTACGAACCCACCAGCGTGGAGGTCCTGAAGCTCTTTGAGGAGCCTTGAAGCCTTGGTGTATGGGCTATCCTCCGGTTGGGTCTCGTTCTTGTGCATTGCTCTGCCACAAGTGAAACAAATGACTCCAACCGCTCCATGTACCTCATTGGGGACCACGTTGAGTTCCCAGCCACATCCTCCACAAATCCATGCTACGTAATTGATCATGATTTCCTCCTAGACCTTAGTGTTTATGGGCATCTTTCGCCCAGGTTATGAGCCTAGTTGGATATTCAGGTGGAGAGAAAAAGGAGTTGACCGACAAGTGCCAAAAGCTCGCTACGCCTCTCCTGACGTGCGAATACGCTGTTTGGAACAGTTGTCTGATTGTCTTGGGGCTTTCCTTAGAAGGTCCGACGGTCCCGGCCCTGTTTGCCTGCCTCTCTCCACCATGATGCCAGAGTCAGGCTACTTGGTTGCGGGTCATCGTTGTGTTATCAGCCTTGCCTGTACCGGGGAGCGGCATTCCCCTGAAATCCTCCGCTGCTGTCTCAGCCCTGGTCCGTCCCGGTCATCAGTGGTTGGTCATCGTGTAGCCGGGGATGCTCTCGCCTGGGCTGTCTTAGCTTCGGTGGGTTGCTGCAGGCTCCGTCTAGTCCCGTATGCAGCCCTGTATGGTCTCTCGTTGCTCCTTGTTGAGGTTGCGGTTGATGTTGCGGTCCTGTACGTGGTCTTAGTATCCCAAAACCGGGAACGATAGTCAACAAAATAATGCACCAATAGTAAAATAGTTGTAAACCCGCTCTATCAGTGCATCTACGGTGATTGAGAATTTCCCCTATTATATAAAGGATAGGATGAGTGTGATCAAGTGTGATCCTCAGCGCTACTTAGGATAGCTTTAAGTGACGGTAAATACTCAGGAAATATGCTATAATGGAGCTAGAATAGGGCAAAAGGACAAAGGATAAGGAAATACCCATCGGGCTTGCTGCGGCAGGCCCTTTCTAGTTGAGAGTGGCACACTCTCCCACACCCAGTAACCATGCGGGTTTATGTCCCATTGACCCATGTGACCCTGACCCGTTACCATCGTATAAACGCTTATGAGGTGAGCGTATGCAGCAGTGGGCGCTGTGAGGGCTACGCACACACACGCATGTGTGTATAATAAAAAGGTAGTACACCCCCCTCCACCCCCCACCTTGACCCCGCCTACCACCCATATATATATAGAGATAGGGTCCCATTAAGCGTCTTGCCCAAAAAAATTTTTTATTATTTTTTAGGAGTATGTATATGACTACCACAGCAAACACACAAGTTCCACAACAGACTCAGACTGGTAGACAGCGAATGCTAGAAGAGATTCGTAGACGGCTTGAGGAAGAGCGCAAGCGTAAGAAGAAAGGCAAATATGAGGCCCCAGCTAGGGTTGGGGGACCAACAAGGTTAAACAAGTAGATGCCGTAGTAGCTCTAACTAGGCAGAGCATGGGTCTTGTAAACCTAAGGTTGTCAGTTCGATTCTGACCTACGGCTCCAGAGGTATGGATTATGCGTGAAAAATATCACTACCATTATTATTGTGGAGAAACTCCGGGGTATCCAGAAGAGATACCCTACCACACCACAGGGGTAGTATATCCATATGGAGCGGAGCCTGACTGTAAATCAGGTGCTATTATAGCTCACTAGGTTCGATTCCTAGCTACCCCACCAACTGTGAGGGTAGCTTAAGTAAAGCGCTTCGGTTGTGGCCCGAAGAGATAAGGGTGCAAGTCCCTTCCCGCACCCCAAGGTAAAATTACACATAGGAGGTTAGCATGAAGTGTGAACTAATTGACATGGGACACACCAAGGTCCTAAAATTCACTGATGGAGAGCTTAGTGTATCCACCTCCCTATCGGAATCTGAGTACGGCACCCTAGACGTGCATGATGGTGCAGCCCTGTTAATTGACAGGCTAACCGACATGTTAGGCATCACGGAGTGGGACGAGAAGAAGGAAGAGGACATCAAGAAGCACCCATGTAACTGTGATAAGTGTGTAGAACTGCGCTGCAAGTGTAATGAGGGACCCAAGGCAGAGCTTATATCAATGGGGGTATTATGATTTGCTGTGCGATTGACTGCACTGAGTGTACTGAGTGTATGGAGGGTTCGTGCATAGCCAAGTGCAACCCACGTATACAGTTAGACAAGGAGCTATGTAATGGCTGCAAAGCTTTTCGACCTGACAGATTATCGAAGAAGGAAGCCCGTAGGCTCAAGGTCGAGGAGCGGAAGAGAAGCAGAAATTTTTGACATAGCGGATGCCCGGAGAATGAGAGCGGTACGTAAGTCTGCAGAGTCCCTTAAGGGTAGGGGTTTCCCAGACGACCTGAATTTCGGCCCGGACGAGCCAGACCCTATGCTAGACGAAGCCATGGAACAAGCTATGATGCGAATGATCTTCGGGGAAGATATTGACCTAGAAGACGAGTGATCTATGGCATGGACAATAGACCCGGAAACGGGTAAGCTAGTGAGGGTGGACATCCCAACTGAACCTCCACCTGGACACTATAAGGTGGTCAACATATTTGTCAACAAGGACACAGGTAAGCTAGTTATTTATTTTGACGACGAGACATAGGGGGTAGCAATGGCTATTCAAGTAATGACGCTTGACCCCAACGCCCAGTCATACACTGGTGATGAGATGATAACCGCTATCGACGGTGCCACAGGCTCATTCACAAGGGAAGACCTGCTTGACCAGGACCTGATGCGGATTGTTAAGACTTCGCCAGCTAGTGGGAAGTTCAACGTTAAGAACATCCAACGTGACGCTACCGGGCAGCTTGAGGTCGAGTACGACGACGTACCTGAACCGTAAGACTACAGGAGGGGATGACAATGGAACTAGACCAATTCAAAGAGTGGTTTGACGAGTGCTTGGAGGAGTACTTAGAAGATACCAGAAGCGTTTATGAGAAGATTAAACCCTACCTCCCCCACGCAATCTGTGTGCTTAGTGGTGGCGTTATTGGGTTCCTTTTGAGTCTTTTCATAATCCTCTAAGGAGACATCGTGCTAAAACGAGTGCGTCATTTTATCTTAGGGTTATTTTTGATGTGGGCGTTACTGTGTGGCTGTGCCGCAGTAAACGCCAAAGCCGTTGAGGCTATACCTGAACAGACAGAGTCTGTGCCTCACAACATCATGCACTTCTACAACGACACTCCGTTCACAGTTACCTACACGATAGCCAGAAGAACAATAGTACCGTTTTACCGTGACAGAGAGCGTGTTTACTCAGGAGAAGTAGATAAGTACAGTAATCTATCCTTCTATCACCCGTGCGGGTCATACATTATAGTGATTATGATGAACAGACACTTCGCATTCCATCCATATCAGATAACCGACAGTAAACCCACACGAATAACACTTAGACTTAACATTCCGATGTATAGGGCAGATTACCATGGGACCGGACCAAATACTTACCACCTGGTTAAACCTGGATCAAGTGTGGGAGATGGGCCTTGAGGTCCTACTGGTCTGCGTACTAATTTTTTTCGTATTGAGACTAAAAAAGCCTTGACTTTATTCGCCTGGGGAGTATAATAGAAACATGAGCGAGGACAAGTACTCAGTAGAGAAGACTTACAGGGTAGTGAGATTAGCCCTGTGCGGATACTCAATGAGTGTTCCGTATCGTGAAGATGATGGCGGCATCAGTTGTAGACAGATTCACTACGAGAAGATTGACTTCGGTGGGAAGCTGTACCTGTGTGCCAAGGATCACCAGGAGCGAGTGATCTACATTGATACTCATGCACTGGAGGACAGACTTGAGAAAAGCAGTGGCTGACGTGGGAAGTACGAGGGTAATCGGGGACGTTATTAAAGAGAATCCACTAACCACCTTAATACAGATCGAACCTGAGTCCCTCATTAAAGTTATCCGTACTTACTTCATGGAGAACGGAATTTCCCTAACCGAATACTGGGAGTATTTAAAATCCATGGGGATCAAGCGAAACGGGCGTACTAAGCGCCACAACCTCAAGCATAGGGTGGTCAAGATATGAAGGGCATATATAAGCACAAGCACATGACAATAGAAGAGGTTATGAAGCGTATAGAGTATGTCAGGCATGTTGGGAATTATGGCAATGTGATATATTGGGCTAACATCCTAAGGGAGAAACTCCGTGAACGGCAAGAAAGCCAAGATACTCCGCAAGATAGCATACAGGAAAAACTCCGTGATGAAGTACGCTTGTAACCGGGAGTACAGGATGGTAAAGTCCCCCGGTCAGCACAAGCATCCTTTTCCAATGACAATCATAGCCGATGACGAGCGATTCCTCTATCAGGCTCTGAAGGGAAGGAGATACCCGCCTGATGAAATTGTGTTGGATTAAGTGCAGAGAGTGTAACGTGGAGATGGACGTGACAACCTTTAAGGGTTGGTTATCAGTCACCCCATGCTCATGCTGCAGGGTCCGGTGGAGATTTTTAAAGTGGTTTAAGAAGGTCATCAGGAGAAGATAATGCCATACTATGAATTTGAGTGTGATACCTGCGGGAAGATTCATGAGAAGTTTTACAGGGTTATCCCAAGGGTTACCCCGCTTCATACTGAGATAGAGTGTGACCAGTGTGGTGGACTTACAGCTAAGAAGGTTGTGTCCGTGTCATCGTTCCACTTGAAAGGAGTGGGATGGGCTAAGGACGGCTATGACGGGAGCTACCAGGATGGCTCCAAGGTAGTTGACTTTAACGAATCACCATAAGGAGTGATGATGGATTTCGCATGTGGTCATTGTGTTTGGTACAGGGCAGCTAAACCCCCACAGGGGACAAAGGCCCCGAAGGTTGGGCGTGGCTACTGTACGTATAATCCACCCGCTGTGTTTCCGATGCCAGTCCCAAGGCAGAATAAGATTCAGGCACTGGGACAAGAGCCTACACAGCCCGACATCTTACCACTAATGCTTCGCCCAGTAGTTGAGGAGAACGAGCCTCAGTGTGGCTTCTTCTACCCAAACGATGAAGTTCGGGACCTGTTAGACAAAGAGAAGATAGCGGCATGTGAGGGTAGTTGCGAGGACTGTAACTGCAAGGAGGAGTCCGATGGGAGTTAGTTGGTGGCATAGTTTCCCGACATCACCACCCCTTGACGTAGAGGCAGAGAGGCGCTACAAGAGGGCAGAGTCCAGATTGACCGATGTAGTTTTTCTAGGTGCGTGTGACCTAGCTGGTATTGAACCCACTCGCAGACAGGCAAGAAAATGGAACAATGGGAAGGGTTTGGCCCTCCGTCACAAAAACCAGGCGAGGAAGCTTCTGTAAGTAGTTTCCATGTTGTTCATAACCTAAAGTACGTAGAAGGATGGCAAATCTTTTGTACCGATTGTAACAAGCCGTGTCATACGACAATGAGCTTCTACCCGTGTCTTGGCAGGTTTATGATTGACCGAATTAAGTGTAGGCTTGGGTGCGGGAAGCGCTGGGTGTTCAAGCCAGATTGCGAGAAGCCAGTATGTCACTAAGTGAATATGACGAACAAGGTCGCTGCATCTCTACAGAGATTGTAGTGGTTATATGCTCCCCCTCACCGGGGGGTGCGGTTGACCCCTCTACCAGAAGGGAATACAAGCTTTTTTGTACTGCCTGTCAAAGCAGGCGCTTTTATGAAGGTGAAGACCAAGAAGAGCTATACTGTGTAGGTTGTGGAAAAATTTCTGGTATGGAGGAAAGGGATGAAGGAGACCTTTGTTGAACCTAATGTGGGTCAGGAAAGAGGCCCAGGTGAACCACAGTCTGATAAATCATGTGACGATTGTTTATATTTTGATAGGTGTTTAGCAACCGACGAACCGTGCGGTGTTTGCTACGAATCGGCTGACAAATTCAACTGGGAGAAATCGAATGGAGATGTTCAACCTGGAGAAATGGAATCTTCAGACTATAGAGTCTGTGAAACATGCCCTGGATAAAGCTGACGCTGCGTGTGTAGGGTACTGCCTGCTTTTCATGAACTATATTGACAGTGAAGTGATAGAGTGGAAGTACAAGCCATACTTGGCCTTTGATCCGAAAAACCCCCCACCTGAGAAGGATAGGAAGAGACTTGAAGAGATATTTGACAGATTTGGTGAGTTGGCTCAAACGATTATGTCAGGGGGAGCAGATGCCAGAAGACACTGAAATTACGATTGCAGATGTGTGCTGCTACATGAAGAAGCACATAGAATGCCCATTGTGTAAAAACTCAGGGAAGGTTATGCTCTCTCAGGGGAATGGTGACCATTTGTGGAAGCACCCAAGACCTTGCCCTATCTGCCGTGGAGTTGGCATGATTCACCAGAATCACATTCCAACGATGGAAGAGATAGAGTACAAGATGATGAACTACTTCAAATTTAAATAATAGACGTTTATAGTCAGTCTTAGGGACTATTATAGACCCTGTCTTAAGTAGTATATATACTACATAAGATGGGGTTTTTTATTGGAGGATCACATGGCAAAGAGTGACAACATACAGGCACATACAGATAAGTATGTTCTCCTTGGCGCACTAGATAAAGACACGGACGAGATAAAGCCTCTTGATATGGAGGACCTTACCGGAGGTCTAGCTGTAATACAGTATGTTTGGAATACCACCACCCTCCAATGGGAGAAGATGGTTCAACCCATGATCTACGCTGATGACCTCACCGTGGAGATGGGTGATATTGAGAAGCTGCTTGCCGCCAATTATTGGAAGGAACAGCGGTTTGAGTTTTCTGGTAACAACCCGTTATATAAGGGTTTTCACACTACTATTGGGGCGGCAACTTCAGATACTAACTGGTTTGTTTGGAAGTTTACCTTTACGGGGAACAACCCAACTCGCATCCAAGGACCGATAGTAGGCTCATGGGATGGTAGAGCCGCAATGGGGTGGTAAGATATGGCTTTGACAATAGCGTGGGAAGGCACTGGCGTAATTGCCAACTGTGATGGACTATCTGACTCTGCAGGTGGTACGTGGACTGAGGTTGGTGGTGGTGCCATAGAATACGGACAGGATGCCTACCTGACAGGGAGCGGATGTATAGCGGGTGCCTATTCAAATAAGACTGGTAGACAGCAGTACGCACTATCATCTGCATTAGACTTTGATACTGGTGGGAATGAAGAGGGTCAGTTCCTTTACATCTGGATTCAGACATCTACAATTTACCTCCATGAGACAATAACAAACGGTGGATTGACTGTTTGTTTTGGAACATCTGCTGGTGCTGACTTCCGCACGTTTATGATTGCGGCTGGAGATGCAACCAATGGATGGACTGGTGACTGGAAGTGCTTTGTTATTGATCCAACAAAGCCTGGGACTGTGTCTGATAGCGGGTCTTTTGACGTTGGAAATATCAATTATATTTGGGTTGACCTAGATATAACCGCACTTGCCAAGGGTAACAATATCTTAATTGATATGATGTCTGTTGGTAAAGGGCTTAGGGTTACTGGAACATCAACCACACCATGGTCAGACATAGTATCCTACTGTACTGACTACTCAAATAGGGCCTGGGGGTGCGTTCAGGAAAGGGAGGGCATATACTATGTGTACGGCACCATCTGGTTCGGTGAGGATGGTGTTGTGGCTGCGGCTCAGTCTTTTACTGAAACCGCTGGTCCAATCATTAAATTCGGGACATCTGAGTACTACTATAGTTCCGCATGGGTCATATCACACCCAAGTACCTACGCTGGTATTGTCATAGAAGATGACTCAAGCTATACCACTACCTTTGATGACGGTGTGCTGGTTGGCACCGACGGTGGTCGTGATGGTAGTACATTCATTGGTCATGATGATCTTTCTGTGGCGATTGACTTGTACGGTGGTAGCAACGCAAGCTCACTAACTAGGCTGTACGGCACTCAGTTTAGCAACATCTCTGGCGGTATAAACATGGGGGACGATGCCCAGCACTTATTTTATGGTGGGTCAGTTACCAGGTGCGGCACGTTTGACCCGGTTGGCGCACCAATTATACGAAACGTAGACTTCATCAACTGTCAGCCATCCCAAGGGGCGCTTAAGTGGAATAGTAGTATAAACGTACAAAAATGTAACTTTATCGCCAACGCTGATACTGGCGCTGCTGGTATTGATATTTGGGCTGCGGGTACCTATGGATTTACTGACTTGTACTTTTCAGGTAACCTCTACGACTTATTCATTGTAGGCTCACTTGCCACATTGGTTGACCAATACGCTCCCACAGAGGATGGTGACGTAGATGTTTATAGCGGTTCAATCACTAGGGTTGCACAGCAATTTACTGCTACAGCAGGTCAGCTAACACACGCCTCATTTAGTATTAGAAAACAGGGTTCACCTACTGGAAGCGTATACATAAAACTGTATGCAAACTCCGGGGGAGCGCCCACTGGCACCGCACTAGCCACAAGTAAAGCTTACGACATAGCTGATCTAACCACGTCTTTTGACATGGCTGAGTTTGAGTTTATAGACGAGTACACCCTGGTAGCAGCTACAGATTACCACATATCAGTGGAGTACACTGGTGGAGACTCCTCCAACAGGCTTGAGGTTGAATATCTAACCGCTGGGTCTGGTAGCGAGACCTGCAATACATACGTTAGCTCATGGTCAAGCCAGACCTACGATTGTAGGTTCTTTGTCAATAGGGACGGGTACGTTAAGATTAACGCTACCGATTCCAACCCAGCTACCTATACTATGCAGACACAGCCCAAGGGTTCTGTTAATATAGTAAACTCCGTGAACCTGACAATCACGGTAAAAGACGAAGCTGGCGTGGTAATACAGGATGCACAGACATCAATATACACCGATGATGCAAGCAGAACAGAGTTAATGAACGAAGATACAAGTGCCTTGGGCATAGCTCAGGCATCATATAACTATGTGGGAGATCAGGATATAGAGGTTAGGGTGAGAAAGGCTAGTGGGGGAACGAACTACGTTAACTTCTCTACCCTTGGAAAGATAGAATCTGGGGGGTACACTCTTAGTGTTATTCTAAAAGAGGACCCTAACAACGCAACTTAATGGAGGTAAACGATGGCAGCTAAAAGTCCAGACACAACAATTCTCAGCGGTGACGTTGGCGTATGGTGGTTATCCAACAACCGCAGTAAGATGCTGACCTGGGAGGGGTCAAGCGGAACGTACACCATAAACCAGCTATACTCAGCTATGCAGAACTTGCAGGATGAGCCTGATCAGTCTGATGACGGCACCTGCTTCTTCGCAGATACCCCGGTTGAGTATACCATCGGTAAGATTGACTCTGGTGACAATGATCCGTTTTACATCACCTTTGAACTGATGGAGAGAATCACCGGAGGCTCATTAAGAACCAACGGCTGGTTACGTGCCACTGGCACAAACACTGGAATTGTCATAGTCAAGGGTACTAATACAAACATGGCTGACATAGACCTTGGCTACACTGTCACTGGCGCTACGACAGGGAGCGGAACGCTCTTGGAGGTTATCAGTGATGGTGTAGATGAATACCTTGTGATTCGCCCGGACTCAAGTGCTGCTGGAGATGCGTTTACCACTGCCTCTCAGGTGATCACATCAACTGAGGCTTCCGCTCACACCTTCACTCAGGGTTCAGATAGCAATACCTCTGGTGAGATGATCTGGGCCAACCTGTACTCCATTGGTAACATTGATCCTGAGGTACACCTCTACGTTTACCAGGGTGCGAGGTTAACAACAGATGCCAGTGCCAGACTCTACAGTATTAACAGCACATCCCTGGATTACTGGGCAAACGGACACTTCGATATATGTGTTCCTATTAAGGAGTATGACTCAGCAACCTGGGCTGTAATTGACGGTGGAAAAATGAGGGTCTTTGGTCGCAAGGGTGGTGATCTATTCTCAAGCTTTGAGGTCTCGACCTCAACCACCTCAGGTGGTAGGAACCCAATTCCGCTTCAGACTTCTCTCGACCTTGACGCTGGTTATTCGGCTGACTCAGGTAGGGGTCACGGTACAAAAAAGATTTCAACTGGTGCTTGGACTGGAACGTTTGTTAATGGTGAGGTTATCCAGCAGGCTACCACCTTAGCCCGTGGTATCATAGACCTCACGAACTCTACGGTAAACTCTGAGATTGTGTATTGGCCTATTACCAAGGATGCGGTTGGTGGTGAACTTGCGGCTTTTAATAACACTTCTGCCATCACAAGTCAGGGCGCTGGGTCAGGTTCGGCTACTGCAACTGGCTCCCCGGCAGATGACGGTCCCGCTGCTTCTGGGTGGTTTACTGGCTCAGGTGTGCCAACCATTCTATTTCAGAATGCGGTTGCCGACATCGACAACGATACGGTTGACGAGCATTACGGCATAACTATTGACTGTAACCAAAATCCCCTGACAGAGGTTTATCAGTGGTTAAAATACATTTGCCAGTTCGGTCAGGGGACTGGTGGTGTTATAGAAACCGCTGAATCAGGAGTACAGGGCGAGGAGTACGAGGGTGGTACAGCATACTTCGGGTACTCAGGTATGACTGGTACCATCGGTGAGGGTGAGTCTGTGACTCAGCAGAATACTCTAGCCACTGGCGTAATCATCTCTCACGACACCACAAATGATGTTGTTCTTCTGCGTTCTACTAGGGGATCGTTTAATGCTAGTGACACCATTGACGCAGACGATGACTCAGATACGTTTACCCCGGACGAGGCTGGTAACTTTGCTGCTTCCGTTGCTGCCCCGTTAGGGACATTCGCTGGTGGGACCTTCTTTGGTGCAAGGGGCGCTCTCCTGATTGATTATAAATCTACTGATGAGAACTCCTTCATCCTTGTTGACATAGAGGGTACCTCAAGGCAGCGTCCAACGTCTATCGTTATTGAGGTTACCAACGTATGGGGTAACGCAAGAACTAATGACGATGCCGACCTAGTTGCTGTATACCCACTGACTGGTTCAGGCGGGGACATTGATAAGGACCCGACAGACGCTGTGTACGCAATGAACTGCGTTGGCGGTGAGGCCATTGGTGATACAAGCCTTGATTGCTCAGGCACTGGTATTCCTGTTTGGTCACCATCTGTAGGGCGCATAGTTTTGATTGATAACAGCGACCAGAATAAGGAGTACGTCATAAGGTATTCCTCATATGCTTCCGGTGTTTACACACTGGCTAACATAGACATTGCTACTCTTACTGGTGGTACAACGACAACTCTGCAGGAGACTGGTGCTTTTACCAATGCCCAACGTGGTGATTTGGTATATAACCATGATCTTGACGAGGTTAGTTACATCACAAAGATAACTGATAACGATAACTGCACAATATACCCAGCCTTTTCGGGGTCACCTATTGGTGACCACATTGAAATTAACTGTGTGCCAATAGCTGTTACATCTTCTGATGACTGTTATAACTGTGTCATCCATGAATATCCGACGGCTAGTTCCTCAAGTGCCTCACTGGTGTACCCAGGATCAGCATTCTACTTCAGGGTTAAGGTGAGGAATACCAGGGAGACAGACCTTGTCAACGGTCCAATAAAACCATACAGTTCTGATGGTTCAACATCTGGTACTGATCAGTCAATCCCGACTGTTCGGACCATAGATACCATCATAACATAAGGAGCGGCTATGCACAGCATTGAGGGATTGGAGCGAGGTATAGAACATGCGAAGGAAAACATAAAGACATTTGAAGAGGCTATCAAACAGGAACGTGCAACCATTAGCAAGTTCTACGAGATGATTGACACCCTCAAGCAGAAGGAACGTGAAGCAGAGGCTGCAAGACGGCTGGAGGAACAAGTAAATGCCGATATTAGTAGATTATTACACTGAGGTCATTTATATAACGAGTCCCACAACCACTGTTACCGTTCAGGAATTAGTAGATGCAATAAGAGCCGCTGAGGACACACCTGAGGGTATAGCTTTTGGTGGTCAGGTGGCTACACTCCAAGATGCGGTCACTGACGCTGAGGGTAAGGTTGAACTTGTATCAGGAGTACCTGGTGGCATCACAATGACTCTACATGCTGACTGGTATATTGAGTTTTGGGACGGTGTTAACCTTGGTACCGTTAAGGATGGTAACGTTGCTGGTGGTCTTAGCAGCAGGCCAGTAAGGTGTGAGGTTGGTTCTGCGGATACAGCACTGCAGTTGGGTGCAGTTGACACCACAATCGTTGGTGGTGGTGGTGGACTAACACAGGAACAGGTAGCTCAGGCTGTGTGGAACGCACAGAGGGCTACCTACAACCAGGTTGGGTCATTTGGTGAATGGCTCCAGAGCTTACCATTAATAGGGCATTTGATTGCCTTGGTGAAAGGATTGTAGATGTCACTACGGTTTGCTATTATCAAGCATATCAAGACTTTAATTGGCAATAACTACGAAGATGTTGTTTACGAGTACCACGAAGACAAGGTTCACGACGAACTCCTGTACCATTTCATGAAAGAACTTCCTCACAAACGTTTGAGACAAGTTTACAACAGTGAGGAGATAGCAGAGGCGTTTGAGAAAGCGTGGGTTAGAACGGTAGAGGAGTTTAAGAAGGTAACAGTAAAAATTTTTTAGGAGGTATTAATGGCACTTTACGCAATTACAGACAAGGTAATAAGGGGTACTCCGACTGCTGCTGCTGCAGAGGCAGAGACATATCTGCAGACAATAGACAATACGAAGACCTTATATTACTTTGGTGTTGTTGGTGACAGCAACTTTGTTACCTACATAATTCTACACGAAGCATAGGAGATACTGATGCCCAATTACATTATCACAGACAAAGTCATCCGTGGTACGCCAACTGAAGTAGCTGCTGCTGCTGAAACCTATCTTGAAACGATAGATGACACGACGCAGACCATAGTTGACATCAGTGTTGTTGGAGACAGCAATACCGTTACCATGATAATCCTCCACAAAGACACCGTGTAGGGGGTTACTGTGAGACAGCCTAAGAAGCAACGAAAAGATGGTGGTATGCAGACACACAGGCAGGTCGAGAGACTCCGTGTCAAGGAGATACTTGGTGATGTCTTGGACCTGGTAGTCACTGCTACCTCAGCGACTCAACTGCGGAAGGTTCTTAACTCAGCCTCTTGGCAGATAAAGAGGGCTATACTTGTTGAAGCCCTAGAGTTGGGTCATATCGAACGTGCAAACAACCTAGCCACTCAGATTCTGAATCTCACTGAGGTCAAGGAGAAAAAGGTCTCCGGTCATATCGGTGTTGACATTAATGAGAACATTCAGGTACTGATGGCTGAGATAACGGATGTGCCATTTGAAGTCCTTGAAGAACGTGCCAGACAACTTAGGGAGCGTAGACTTATTGGAGGAAGCTCTGATAGAGGAGGAGATGAAGCGCCAGGACCCGTGGAGGTACTGGTGGTGGAAGATGGGGAGGTATCACAATGATCCGGTAGCATTTGTTGAAGAGATGCTGCACGTAACCCCAACCCCTCAGCAGAGGCAGGCTCTTGAAGCCGTAGCTCTTGGGACTCACGTTTCCATAAAGTCAGGTCACGGTACCGGGAAGACAGCGTTTGATGCCTGGATTATAATTTGGTTTATGTGTACCAGGAAGGACGCTCAGGTTCCATGTACCGCACCGACAGAAGCACAGTTGAAGAATGTTCTATGGAAGGAACTTGCACTTTGGCTTGACAAGCTCGACCCATTCTTCAAGAACCAACTTGTTATTACGAGTGATAAGTTTTACCATAAAGATCACCAACTTACGTGGTTTGCAGTAGCGAGAACCGCACGGTCTGAGAAGCCAGAAGCCCTGCAAGGATTCCACGCTGCGAACCTACTGTTTATAATTGAGGAAGCCTCCGGTGTGGCAGAGGAGGTCTTCACAGTTGTACGTGGTGCATTAACTGACGACAGAAATAGATGTGTGATGACATCTAACCCGACAAGAACAACCGGGTTCTTCTATAACTCACACACATTATGGGATGGTGAACCGTGGACATGCTTAACTTTTAATGGTGAAGAGTCTCCCATTGTTGGTGAAAGGTATATTAGAGAGATCGCAGTTGAGTTTGGCGAAGACTCAGATGTATACCGTGTTCGTGTCCTTGGTGAGTTTCCGGTAGAATCTGACTTCACTCTTATACCAAAAGAGTGGGTTGCTGCCGCACTCGAAAGGAAGGTTTCACCAATACAGAGACTGGCAGACAAGAAGTACGACGCTGCCGGGGTTGATGTGGCAAGGTACGGTGAGAACAAGACCGTGTTCGTACTTGTACGTGGCGTAACGGTTGTTGGCATACTGCAGTACCCCAAGCAAAGTACCATGAAGACCGCTGCCCAGGTGGTAGCCCTTTGTAAGATGGTTGAACCAAACAACATCAAGGTTGACGAGATAGGCGTTGGCGCTGGTGTTGTTGACCGTGTACTTGAGCAGGGATACAACATATCTGGCGTAGAGGTTGGAAGACAGGCTACCCACAAGGATAAGTTCGCTAATCTCCGTGCTGAGTATTACTGGTCACTTAGAAAGAGATTTGAGGAAGGTAGTATTTCACTGGCTCCGCTGGTAAGCCTACTGAGTAGGTCTGACATGATTAAGTTTGTCGAGCAGATTTGTTCTATCAGGTATGAGCATAACCCCAGCGGTAAGATAGCGATTTGGTCCAAGGAGAAAATGAGGCGGGATGGGTTAAAGTCTCCTGACCTTGCTGACGCTTTAATGTTGGCATTCGCTGATTACTACCCGGAAGTCTGGAAGGCTCCAAATAAGACGGCATTGCAGAAGTGGAGTGACGCATTAGAGGGACCCCCAACGCACGAAGAGCCGTTCGAGGGATTCGCCAATGAGTTTCACAAGATGGACGGGTATCGACTAGAATCTGACATGGAGGAAAGAGAGGACCCGATGGTATGGAACTGATATTTTTGTTGTACCCCATTATGATAGCCTTTGGTCTTGGCCTCATAGCTGGGGCTGGGTTGTTCGTCCTTGGCTTTACACTTGGACGATTCACGGATTCATCCACGTTCAGGCGCAAGGAAGTCGAGGTGGACGAATATGACCCAACCGTTCTTGGAGAGGAGTACTTCGAGAGGGCTAGACTTGAGCCTGGTGAAGGTGGGCTAGAGTTCCCATCCGACTCGCAGCTTGAGCAATTACGTGAACATAACTCATGAGGTGATACATGACAGAGGAACGTGAGATAGTTAGGATTCAGAAGAAGAAGAAACAACATTACGCAGGTATCAGTGTTCCAGATAGTGGGTTTGTACCAGGTGATAGGTCTGCGTGGAACGCAATGGTTGAAAGATTCAAGGCAGAGAGTGCTGTACCTACTGAGGCAGACCTACAGAGGGATGACGTTGACATAATTTGTACCAAGTGCCGCAACCGGGTTGGCTTCATAAAGCCGCTTGAGTGTAGATTACCGCTACGTGGTTCCATGATACACAGGCACTTAGGGTGTGAAGCGTGGCACATGCCTCTGCCGTCACATGGTCCACTTGACTTTATTTGCCCCCACGCATGGGACGGTGATATGCACTTGTTCATAGACGTTATCGAAGGTCAACATGAGAAGGCAAGTTCGTTTCTAACAGAAGACGGCACTACGTTCGACGTTCTCGACATTGTGGAGCCAAGCTACTGTCTATGTGGCTGCGGCAGGAAGATACTTGTAGAGGGGAAGGAATACTCTGGTTTAGAGTGCTGGAAGAAACACATGATGGAGATTCATGGGGAAACCTATGATGAGCCAGAAGAGAAGACTGTTGGTAGAATTTGTCCGTGCGGCTGTGGTGGAGAGGTGAAGGAAAACAACAAGTACGCTGATCGTTTGAACTGCTACAGGAGAGAGCAGGCATTGATTGGCAAACAAGCGGAGATAGAAGATGGCACAAGAGATTCCTAAGGTTGCATCTGTCACAAAACGTGCTGGAGATGCAGTGGCTACCAAGGAGAAGGAGAACCTACAGCCTGAGGAGAAGGCGCTTACTACGAGCATAATCCCAGAGGCTGGTCATGAGAACGTGGGTCATTACTGCTTCTATGTACTTGGAGAAGTTGTTAGGGACAAGGATAGCAAGAAACTCCCTGATAAATGGCTCCGCAATTATGAGCTATTCCGTGCCAAGCATTGGAAGAGTAGGAGTACGGTAAAACTTGCAACAGTAAACTTAATTTGGAACTACATTACAAGAACTGTCAGCCTACTCACTGACCAAAATCCTACATTTGACATACTCGCAGCCAATGATAAAGTCGCTTCCACCATACATAAGGTAGCCAGGTACTGGTGGAACGAGACTGAGCAGCAGGGTATACTGTCAGACTCAGTAACAATGTCTGAGATTAATGGGTGCGTTGTAGAGAAGACATCGTTTAACCCAGCACTTAATAATGGTTTGGGAGAAGTTGAGACAATAACCGTTGACCCACACAACTTTGGCTTCTGGCCTCTGGATGAGAAGAGGTCTGAGAAGTGGGAAGCTGCCCTACACTATTACCCGGTACCCATCAACCAGGTGCGTAGGCTTTGGCCTGAAATGGCTAACTATGTCAAGACAGACGATATGTGGCGCAAGCAGCTTGGAGAGGCCAGGAGAGAGATTTTCGGTGGGACCACAAGCTCTGTTGGAAACAAGGAGCAGGGTGACTTCGGTGTAGATCATGCCAGTTTCACTGGTAATGTAGAGTCCCTGTCGAAGATTCTTGGTAAGAATGGTGACGTTCTCATCCTTGAGTTTTGGGTGAGGGACTTCACGCTTGAGGATGTTGAGGTGGAACCTGAGAGGGTAGAGATAGACCTTGAGGGTAATGTAGTGGTAATCCCGGCAGTTACGGAGAAGCGCCCGAAGTACCCAGGTAACATACGTACCATCACTACGTGTAACGGTGGTGACGTTGTATTGAGTGACAGACCTAATCCCTCAATCAACCCGCTACTTGATCCGATGCTTGCAAGCCAAACGTGGCTGTGGTCGAGGTTCCCGTTCACGCTTACCCCGTCTAACAAGGACATCGTGTCTCCGTGGGGGTTTAGCTCCATTGAGCAGCTTGAGCATATAAATTTCGAGATAGATAAATGCCTCACACAGTTGAATATGGTTAAGGACAAGGCAGTCAGAAGCCCAATCATTAATCCAAGAACCGCACAGGTTCCAAACAGTGCTTTCACCAACGCCCCGGCAAAGGTTATAAACCCAAAGGATCACATCGTTGCTGCTGGTATTCAGCACATGAAAGCACCTGCTCCACAGCGTGACATAGAGAACATATACGCTATCTATAAGGAAATGTTTGACAAAATAGCCGGGATTTTTGACATGACTGATCCCTCTATCGCTAAGGGTAGGATGGCATACAAGACCGTTGCTACCATCATTGAGTCTATGCACACCATGCTCCGTGGTAAGATTAGGGGCTATGGCAGGATGATAAGAGACAGGGGGAGGATGTGGCTCTCACATGCCCAGAACTGGTATACTGAGGAGAGATTATTCTTCGTTGAACAAGAGGGTGGAGCCATGGAAACGGGGCAGGTTGTTGGGAAGGACCTTATTATCCCATTACACTTTACCGTAGAGGCTGGTTCTACCATGCCAACCTCAAGGCTGCAGATGAGAGAGGAGGCCAAAGAGCTACATGGTCAGGGAGCTATCGACATAAGGGAGCTTATGATCAGACTTGATTGGCCCAACCGTGAGGAGGTTATTCATAGGATGGAGATGGGTGCTAGTGGGATGCTACTTGAGCGTATGGAAGAGTTGGGAGTTAACCCGGAAGTCTTAGAGCTTGTCACCAGGATAGCTGATATGGATGACCAGGAGTATAATGCCGCACTGAATCAGATGAAGGAGGTGCAGGCAGACGCTGTTAAGGGTGGTCCAGGAGCAGCCCCCACTGGTGCAGGAGGTAACTTGTAATGCCGCTATACGATTATGGATGTCATAAGTGTGACTACGTGGTAGAGAAGTTCCACAAGATGGATGAGGCCCCGAAGTTCTATTGCCCTGACTGTCATGATATTCCTTTAAATAAACTACTCTCAGACGGGTTTGTCAAGCGCCCGGATGCAAATTGGGTCAAGGACGTGAACGGCTTTATAAATGACCTTGAGCATGTGCGCCAAGGGAGGGTTAAGGAAATCACGACGAGAGAGGACGCTAGAGGCCAAATAAGACGACTTTATGCTGACCCCTACCCCAGGCCCCGGAATAATAAAGAAGTCCAGGCTAACAAGCGGGTTGGCCTACTCAGGACCAGATACTTGGAGAGGTACTAATGGGAATGCCAATAGAACAACTGCCACAGGCTCTTGCAGTTAAGCCAGAAGAGGTTTTGACGTGGACACAATGTGCGTACTATGCCGCTGGAGCGCTAGTAGCACTCGTCGTGGCCTATCTTAAAATAAAAGGAATTATCAGAAGGAGGAAAAAAGATGCCAGTTGATACTCAGAGTTTAGTCCAGAGGATTGCAAAACGTATAGTAGGGTTTAGGAAGAAGAAGAAAAAGAAACCCCTATCCAGCCCACGAATCGTTGATGCAGTTGGTGCTATAGGTGAGCGCCAACGAAGGCGAAGAGAGGAGTTGGGTGACAACAGATAACCCACACAAGGAGTAAGACATGAGCGACGAGACTAATGACCAAGGTGTAAACACTGATGATCGTGTGACCGCAGACCACGACGCAGGTATCGGCTCACCTGCCGATGAACTCGAAACCCACAACCCCGACATTGACGACTACGACCAGGTTGTAGAAGACATTGACTCACACGATGATGATGAAGGTGACCCGCCCGGAGGGGCGATAAAAACTGACGAACCTTTGGAATCTGACGATGATTCGGGAGAGGACGACGACGAAGAGGCCAGAATCCCTAAGGGTAGGTTCGACGATGTCAACGAACGTATGAAGACAGCGGAACAGACCCTGAGAGACAGGGAGCTTGAGTGGGCCAGGAAAGAGGCTATTCTTGAGGGACGGCTTGCCGCTCTTGAAAGACAGCCCGAACCTGAGGAAGCTGCTCCGGTGAAGGACCCCTTTGACGATGTCCTAGATGGTGAACCTCAGGCGATTCTCGACGCTTTTCAAGAGGACCCTGCTGCGTTTATCCGTGCCATACAGGGGCAGGCGAAAGCCGCCACTGCTGCAGAAATTGCAGAAAGGCAGGCAGAGGAGCGGTACCAATATGCTCTTCAGTCAGAGTTGGATAAGTTCGCCAAAAACCATGAGGACTTCATGCCCAACGCAAACAAGCTGGTTGAGATTATGAATGGTAACCCCATGCACAATGTCATCTCAGCATACGCTTACGAGATTGAGATTCCCGCTCTCCAGGCCAAGATTGAAGAGGCCAGCAGGGGTGTGGAGGACCAGGTCAAGGCGGCACGGGCAGAGGGAATCGCTGAAGGCAAGAAACAGGCAATTAAGGAGATTCAAGCCAAGGGTCATTCTGCCGTGCTGGACGGCTCTGCCGCAAAGCAATCTAGCGGTAAGGCCAATACTGGGATTGAGACAGATGGTGACGGTATGAAACTCCGTGCTGAAATAACCAAGAACCTTTTAAAGAAACGTTCTGCCGGGTAGCATTGCAACCCACGCAGGGCGTGGGAGGAAATAATTATGGCTTTAACAAGAGGAGAACTTGAGAGCATCACCCGGTCATATTTTATGGCTGACGGTGGGGCCGCATTTGATCAGTTCTTCGGGTCAAACTACCTGCTTCGCAAAGCGGCTAAAAAGCCTCTGCGGAAACCCGCTGGTGGTAAGGACATTAAGATTCCTTTGACCTATGATCGGATGCTTGGTGGGTCCTTTTACGGGGCTGACACGCTGGATACCAGTCACCAGACCATCATCAACTCTGCCATTTTCGATTGGCGTAACAGCTACATCAATGTCACCATCACCTGGGACGAAGAGCTTGAGAACAACGGTCCTGAGGAAGAGGTAGACATGGTGGTTACCAAATTGCAGAATGGTCAGAAGTCGATGGAAGAGGATCAGGCTGACGCTCTGTATTCAGATGGTACTGGCAATGGCGGGAAAGACATTGACGGTCTCTTAGCGCTTTTTAATTCCACCAGTTCGACTGCTTACGGTGGGATCGCTGAGGATGACATGAGTGTTTGGTCTGCCAACACTAGCTCCGATTCTACCCCGATTACCAGTGCAGTTCTTCGTGCTGGGCGTACCGCTGTCAAGATTGGCGACGGTGTGAAAGACAAGCCCGACATGATAATCATGAACGATGCCATCGTTGACGCTTGGTTGAATCAACTCCAGGCCACTCAGCGCATGGAGTCGCCTCAGGCTGCGAAGGCTGGTTTCTCCGGTGTGCATATGTTGGATCAGGCTGAGGTCTGGGCCGATGGCAAATGCCCGTCTGCTGCAGGTTTCTGGCTGAACAGCCGCCACTGGGGATTTGTAATCCACAAGAATGCGAACTACGTTCGCACCCCATGGAAGGTCCCCACGAATCAGGTGACCAAGTCCATGCAGTACTTGTGGAAGGGTAATATGGTATGTACCCGCAGGAATGCTCACTACTACATGAGTGCGCTGACTGCGTAGTCATCCGTATTGGCTGGGGGTGTGAACTCACCCCCGTTAACTTAAAGCGTAGTCTTCCGACTAGAATCGGAAGAGCGCATGGAGGTTTGAATCATGGCTCTAGGAGGCTTAAGTAAAACGAGAGGTTTTGAAACCACGACTGGCAAAGTGATCAAGCAGGGGCTGTTTGAAGAGTCAGCTACCGCTAATCACAATGTTGGTACCAGAATGCAGTTAGCTGACGGGCGTGTATTTTTCTACGCCAAGGCTGGCGCTGGCGCTCTGGGAATTGGCAAGAACACACAGGTTGCCGCTCAGGTGGCTAACCACCAGGACATGGCTCTTTCAGCCGCTGCCGTTGGTGCGAAGACTTTTTCCGCTACCGACGGTGGTACTGCTGTTGTAGCCAACTACTACGTTAATGGTTACTTCTACATTAACAGTGGTGGTGGTGCTGGTCAAATGTTGAAGGTCCGTTCTAATGGCGCTTCCGCTGGTAGTGCTGCGTTTGCCATTAAGACCTTTGATCCCATCCGTACCGCTCTTGCGTCCACCCCCACAGGTGGTCTGATCGCCAACATGTTTATGGCTGGCGTACAGGGTACCGCCGAGGAAATCCCCTCAATCGGTGTGCCGCTGATCGGTGTGACCGCTGCGTATTACTACTGGACGCAGACTTGGGGTCTTGCCAATGTATTTCGTGGCGACACTGCCGCAATCGGTGCTAGGCTTGTTGCTGGCGCTACCGCTGGTGAGCTTGACGCTGACAACGCCACATACAACCCGCTGTTCCCATTGGTGGGTATTAGTATGGAGACTGGTGTTGGCGCTGACTGGCAACCAGTGTTGCTGCAGGTGCATCCGTAGACAACTAACCGGAGGGACTTCGGTCCCTCCATCCGTGGAACTATAACGGAGGATTGGAGGAAAACAGATGGCTAATACACAAAGCATCGTGAAACGTGTATCCCTTGGTGACAGAGTGCTGGTGGTGGTATCGGTTCTGGGTGACGGATCGACTACAAGCATTACTGCGGCCTCAGTTGGCCTTTCAAGAATAGACGCAGCTTGGAGTCACAGTGTCGATGACACTGGTAACGGCTACATTAGTGATTACTCAGGAACCTCTATCACTATGACAGCAGTTGACAATGCCAAGTACCGTCTGTTCTACTTCATCGGGTACTAGGTAATAAGGGGGGCTTCGGTCCCCCACACTTTTTATCTATGACACTTTAATTTAAAGGTGACACTATAAATAACAGGAGAGGTCTATGGGAGCAACCTTAGAGACACTTCGCAAATATATACGGGCTGAGGTCAATGATCCTGCCCCACTGAGGAAGCTATCTACGCTTACCCTCACTCACGACGGTGCTACCGACAACGAGGCGTTTTTTCAGGATGCCTCACACAACTTTGTCACACTTGGTGTAATCGTTGGTGACGTTATCTATAATACAAGTGATGGCGGCTCCTTAGCGGTTATCCGTGGATTCGCTAACGGTGGTGGTACTAATGATAAGCTAATGGTTAGCTCCATAGAGGGTGGTACTGACAACCAATACGACACAGGTGATGTCGTTCAGATATATGACCGTCATGCTCAGAGGGGCTTAGACGGCACACGGTGGACTGACACAGAGGTTGAAGACGCACTAGCCCAGGCTCAGAAACTTGTGGCACTCCGTTTCGGTGGAGTAGAGAAAACTTACCATGACGAAGACATCAAGGTCATGTCAAAGATAGATATAGTTGGCGCTTCCGGTACAATGGTTGCTGGTGAGACAGTTACCGGGGGCAACGAGGGACACACTGCCGTTGTTGAATATGTTGGCGACACGTTCATAGTTATAAGGGACTTCGTTACTAAGTTCAGTATCACTGGTGGTGGATCGCTGATCGTTGGGGAGACAGTTACCGGGGCTACAAGCGGGGTGACTGCTATCGTAGTTCTTGATGGCACGAATACCTTACAGGTTAAGAACCCATCAGGGACATTTACAAACGGTGAGACCCTGACTGGTGGCACCACTGGTACACCTGGGATAGTCATGAACGACTCAGGCTATAGCAGCGGTCTATTCGCAGCCAATGAGATTTTGACCGGGGGTACATCGTCTGCCACTGGTAAGGTCAAGGAAGCTTACGCAGCAAACAATTATTATATAGGTCAGGATTATCCAACTGACCTAAAGAACGTCATTGACATCCGGTGGTGGAACAGTTCAATGTGGGAGCCTCTGATCAGGGATCATATCCAGGAGTATGATGTTAGGTCGAGAAGCACTGGTGACCCACGGGTTGTAGCCGTGTTTGAAAATAAGATATGGCTCTGGCCTAATAACTCACGGGAGCAGTACAACGCAATCCAACTAAGGTACATGGCGTGGGATGCTACGTTGTCTGCAGACACAGACACAACACTTTTTGACAATCGGATGGAACGTCTAATTGTCCTAGAGGGTGCTAAGATATTAGCTGGTCAGGTTAACGAAGAGCAGCTATGGCAACGTATAGTTAACGAACTTCAGCTAGTAGAAGAGGCAGTAGATTCGTCTGGAGACAATGAGGTAAGCCGTGTTCGCCAAGAAATTAACTGGGATTCCGGTTATGGTGATGACGGGGCTTTCTTATAATGAAGAAGAAAACCGAAGCAGAGTTCGCATATAAGTTTGGCAGGATGATCAAGGGACAGAGTTCGCTGATGTTATCAGATGATCAGTTGAGCGATACCCTTAATCTCACGCCTGGGTATGGGTGGAAACAGCGTAAGGGCATGACAGCCCTAACCGCAAGTGCTGTAGCCACAGGTTTGCGCTTTAAGAGTGCTATACAATTCCGTACACTAGACGGGAGTACTGATTGCCTGCTGGCTCACACCTACGACTCCACCAACGGAGAGCGCATAATGAAGGGCAGTGCGCTTCCCCCCAATTCAATCACCTGGTCAGAAATGTACGATCTTACTGCAGGCTGTGAGATAGCACAGTGGGCTAACGTGGCTAACGCCATAGTTGTAGCTACTGGTGAAGATTTTATTATATGGTTAGGAGAGGAACATAAGCCAACAGGTATCTTCTACTTCGACGAGACCGTTGGAAATTATATTAATTACTACGATGAAGTGACAGATGGCGACACAGCAACCTCAATGCCCCTGAATAGTTTTGATGCTGGGAATGACTTCTGGTACGCAATATCTGAGATGCCAGTAACTGATGTCATGGCTACAGTAGGAAATACCAATAGCAACAATGCTGTCCTGGTGGGGTATTTCTGGAACGGGTCCGGGTGGTCACAGATAATGGCAGCTAACGGCTGTGGCGCAATGACCGATGGTACCGAGGACTCTCAGCTTAGAGAGGAGTTTGAAGGTACGGTCATAGACACCAGTAAGTGGACCGAGTCAGATGCCAGCGGGAAGCTCTCTCAGGATAATGACTTAGTATTTGTTCCAGACACAGACTCCACCTCAGCACAAATATACTCACAGGGCAAGGTAGACCTAGTTGGCGACTTTGATATTGTCTGTCATGTGACGGTTGGGACCGACACACCGAACACCCCCTCTGGGTACAACGACTTCAGGTTTTACGTTAAGGGAATGGTTGTCTCTAATAATGATGGATATGTTGGTAGGCAATGGACAACTAGTACCAGAAGACACTACTCCGACATACGTATTGGCGGTGTTAGACAGGACGAGGGCTGGACTGAGATAGCGCAAAGCAACGGAGAATTAACCTGGTATTATAGATTTACAAGGATTAGTAATTCACTGGTGGCGTATGAGGGAGAACCAGGTGACTGGACTGAGATAGCCAGGGATGACACCTGGACCACGGAAAACGTGCAGGTAGTTTGCTATTTTAACTGCCAGAAGGAAGCTAGTTGGGATGGGAACGCCCATGTCCATTGGATTCGTGAGGGAACATCTCTTAACACGGCAGGCAAGAACACAATTTCATGGGAAACAGCCCCCTCAACAGAGCTACCAACATCTCTTGAGGGTATCCCAGGATACGTATACAAATTTGGATACACCAACGACTTAGATGCCTCAGTGGATATACAGGAGGTCGGCCTGTACTCTCCGTGGAACCCGGTAGGCAATCTTTGGGATGGGTCAAAGACATTCGTCACCGGGTGCTATGTGTATGATGGCACAAAGTATAAGGACTATACTGCCTACGTTAATAACGACGTTGAGGCACAGGGTGCAGTCCTTAACGGGGCTACTACGTCTTATAGACTGTTTGTTGGCTCTCCGTATAGGCTTTCTGGTATTGAATTTTATCCTGCATCTGATGAACAAAACACACAGAACGCACAGGTAGACGCTGTTTACTATCACAACGCAGGAGCCGCTGAGACTGCGGTATCAAGCTTCGAGGACGGTACCCTAGCAGGCACAGCAGGCTTTGGTCAGAAGGGAACTATTACCTGGCTTGATCCCGGTAAGGAAAACGAGAAGCCAGTCACCGTGGGTGGTGATACCTCCCCGATGTACTGGTATATTTTTGAGTGGGATGCAACCCTATCAGACCCAACGACACTTTATAGAATACGGGGTATACCGATAGGCGAAGCCATACTGCCTTCAAAAGGTGTGCTGGCTTTCAAACGCAGGGTGTGGCAGATCGCTCCCAGTGGCGAAGAGAACGCAGTAAGGTTTTCCGCAGCCAACCTACCCACTGTGTGGAACGGACTGGACAGCGGGTACATATACTTTGGTGAGAGACCATTAGTGGCAGCAGTGTCCTTGTATAATGAGGCAATGGTATTCGCAGACACTGAGATATGGATGATCAAGGGTAGTACGCCATCAAATTTTGGAAGACTCAGATTGTCAGGTACCATAGGCTGCAGCGCAGTAAACAGTATAGTTACGGTAGAATCTGGCATACTTGTTGATGAGAAGATCAAGAACGTAGTTACATGGTTTTTTGCTGACGGTATATGGGTTTTCGACAACAGTAGAATTTGGAAAATATCTGCACCTGACATAGATAGTTTCTTCGATCCGCTGCACGAAGACTACATAAACCCTGCATACCTTGATCAAACATACGGAACATACGACCATGAGTCGCAGACAGCACAGTGGATTGTCTACTCTGGTGCATCAGCTACCACACCAACCAAGGTTATAGTGATGCACTTCCCGTCTATGTGGTACGGTATCTATGAATATGGTACGGAGATTAGTTGTATACTGCCAGTAATTAACGACAGGTACTACACTGTTGGCGGTGCATTTGACACTGGTAAGTTCTTTAGACTCTATGACGGGATCACAGACCTTGACGACTCCGGTAACACTGTAGCCGTAGATGCCTACGCAGTCACCAGGGATATGTTTATTAGTGTGTCTGACGGAATGAGACAGAGACTACTCTCCGTGTGGGCTGAGTCAGCAGCGGCAGGAGGTATGATAGAGCTAGACGAGTACCCGGACGGTAGCGTGACACCGCAAAACATAGGTAAAAGGTCTATGACGTGGTTGGGTAAACTGTTTGGTGTTTTTCAGAGGAACCTGAAGGTCTTCTCTGGTCAAAAGACAACTAAGTTCAGGGTAAGGAACCGGAGTAAGAATGCGAGGATGGTTCTAATAGGACACTCCACGACAGCGGATCGTGGCAGGGCTGAGGAGTAATTATGAAGAAGAGAACTGAGGAGGAGTTCACTGCTGGATTCGGTAAGATGGTTAAGGGTAAAAGTTCCCTCTTATTGGAGAAGGATGAGCTATCAGACACCCAGAACATGCAGCCTGGATTCGGATGGAAGCAGCGGAGAGGAATGTCTGAGCTTACATCCTCAGCGGTTGCTACCGGGCTAAGATTCAAGAGCATGGTTCAGTTCCGCACCCTTGACGATACTACCAATGTGATACTGGCTCATACATATGATTCAACCAATGGTGAGCGTATAATGAGCGGCAGCGCATTACCACCGACTGCGATAACCTGGTCAGAAATGTATGACCTGACGGCATCGTGCGAGGTATCACAGTGGGCGAATGTTGCCAAGGCTATCCTTATTGCCAATGACAAGGAGTTCTTAATATGGAGGGGTACCTCACATAAACCAAGTGGCGTATTCTTTTACGACAGCGGTACCAGTAAATATATAAACTTTTATGACGAAACAACAGACGAAGATACTGCAACGGTATTAGAGTTAGACTCTATGACATGGGATGACGAACTAACTGTTATCTCTGAGATGCCTGCAGACACAATCGGATTTGAGTTCGGATCACTGAATAGTAATAAGGGAGAGTGTGAGGTATACTACTGGAATGGTACTTGGACGTTACTAGAGAAGAACTACTATCTTGGAGGTAGTGAGATAATTGATGAGGATTGCGATACTTTCGCTGCACCACCTGTAACCTGGGGAGACTTTGACTCTGCACCTGGTGAATCTACTGAGGAGACCTGGAATGGTAGGGAGGTTTTTAAATGTGACACAACCTCCGGTGGTGGTGCAAGAAGAACCTGCGACGCTGGTACTTTCTATAATGATGTTATAACCTTGACTGTACGTATCCATAGGTTTAACCATAATCTTTCGTCACTGAGCCAGATTGTATTGGACCCAGGTCCTACTGGTAGTAACTATAGGTCGTTAGTATACTTGAGGGGACATACGGCATATAGATATTATAATAACGGTAGTAGTAATCAGGGGTATGACTTTTCCGCACTACTTGGTGAAGAACTGACAGATGGGTACTTCACCATTACCCAGACTGTTGATTTTACCAATAACCCAACTACATCATCACTATGGATTAATGATACTAATTTGTGGACAGACCAGGATAATGACTGGCTTATTGGTGCTACAGACGGCTATTTACTATGCGTGGATATTTCAGATGCTGGCTTCGATTGTGAAACCACACGGTATGAGTGGATTAAGGTTGGTACAACTGGTGGAGTATTAACTGGTAATGGTTTCTCAGATGGTACGAGAACATCAGAGGCTACAATGGGGCAGGACGGTTCAATGACGTGGGACCCTCCAAGTGATGAGATACCCACTGAAATACAGGGTATACCTGGATACGCATACAAAATAAAGCCATTGGTACCATTGGACTCAGATGTCACGGTTGAGAAGATTACGGTACACACCCCGATGGGTGAAGTTAAAGACCTGTGGGACGGTCTTGGCAGAATATGTACTGGATGTTATTTATATGACGGCACTACATATGCTGACTACACTGCCTATGTTAATAACATGGTTGAGGGCCAAGCTGTAGACCTGTCCGGGGCAACATCGTCATATGCCCTCTATGTTGGGTTTGCTGAACGATGCTCTGGCGTGGATGTTTATATTCCATCAGAGGAGCCTAATGCGACAGCTTCTGTGGTAGATGCTATCTATTACTACAATACCTCAGGTACGGCAACATCGGTTGGCACCATAACCGACACCACAAAGTCAGGAAGTGGCAGCTTTGCCCAGAAGGGTAGATTATCGTGGGCTGATCCTGGTGAGGACAATGAGAAAATGACCACCATTGCTGGTGATAGCGTACCGATGTATTGGTACAAGATTGAATGGAGTGCAACGCTTACAGACCCGTGCGGCATATATTACGTAGCTGGGATGCCACTTGGACAAGACCCGGAGTCGTGCTATGGGTGTTTTGCCTACAAGAGGAGGGCATGGCAGCTTGCCCCACGGGGGGACGAGAACGCTGTTAGATACTCTGCGTCTAACCTTCCCAATGTATGGAACGGCAATGATAGTGGATACGTCTATTTCGGAGAAAGGCCACTCCGTGCTGCCGCACCGTTCTACAATGAAACGGTAATCTACGCAGACACTGAGATGTGGATGCTCCAGGGTAATGCACCTCAGAACTTTGGTAGACTTAGGCTATCAGCTAATGTAGGGATAAGTGCGCCCCAGAGTCTTGTGTCTGTTGAGTCAGGTGTTAATGTCAATGACAGTATCAAGGTGCTGCTTACCTGGCAGTTCAACGATGGATTTTGGCTATTCGATGGGGTACGTATATGGAAAATATCTGCTCCAGATATAGACAGCTTCTTTGATGCTGACCATGATGACTACATTAACCCGACGTATCTTGATAGGACGTATGGCTCGTATGACTTTACTAACCAGCTTGTTATGTGGTCTGTGTACTCAGGATCATCGGCAACTACACCAACAAAGGTTCTTGTACTTCATGTTCCAACAATGTGGTATGGTATATTTGACTACGCTACCGACATTGGTGCGATACTCTCCGTGATAAATAATAAGATGTATATGGTTGCTGGTGGATTCAACAACGGTAAGTTCTATCTACTTGACACTGGGGTTACCGATGTTAACACATCTGGGACTGCAACTGCCGTAGATGCCTTTGTCGTAACACAAGACATGAAGGTTGGTTGGTCAGATGGTATTAAACAAAGACTGTTTAGCGTCTGGGCTGAATCTGATGATGAGGGTGGGATGATAGAGGTAGATGAATACCCAGATGGTTTAGAGACCCCGGTTGAGGTTGGTAAGAGATCAATGACATGGCTGGGCAAAATCTTCGGTGCGTTCCAGAAGAATCTTAAGGTATACCCAGGCCAGAAGACATCTAAATTTAGAATACGAAACAGAAGCACTAAGGCAAGAATGAAGCTCATAGGTCACTCTACCACGGTAGACAGGGGAAGGTCAAATGAGTAATATAGACTCATATGGGGATGACCAGTACTTAGGAATGATGGACAAGCCGTACCTTGCTGGTGACAGAGACTACCTGGATATGGTTAGGTGGAAGACGTGGGAAGCTGGAAGCGACGGTGACCTAACAGAGTACTCAGAGTTCCAGAAACCTTATGGCAATGATAACGAGGATTACCCAAGTTGGGAGTGGACCTGGCCCGACAAAGATTGGCCTACAATTCCACCTATTGATTTTCCTGATCCGGTACCTCACCCATGCTCCATAGATGAGGACTGCGTTTGGGCTGGTGTTGTTGGCCCAGATAGCATGGAGTGTGACCAGTGCTTTACATGGTCTCAGGCACACCTTTGGTTGGGCTGTGAGATAGCACCGTGGTGGGCTGCGTTCGGGTCGTGGGAGATAATCAATAAGGAGTTCCAGTCAGGTGACTGCAAGATGTTGTTCTCAGGCCCTGTCATGGCTACTGTATGCTGTGACTCTGAGGCGACTGGTAAATTTAATATAAAGTATCAGGGTCCACTGGACTGCGTTGGAGATATGGAGGTCGAGGTAACGTGCAAGGATTGCTGCAATGACTCAGTATCACTAACCGGGTCAGACACAGTTGCCTCACCAGGGACATGGTACGGCACTATAAGCCCTGCATGTAATGGGTATAGCTGTGTGGTGGATAGTAACAGTGGGTGTGTGCTTGGGTGCGAAATGAATGATGCTGGAAGCACAGTCACAGTGTCAATACCAAGTGGTGCCTGTGGGGGATTCACCGTAACCATATGGGACGAGAAGTATGGATGCTACGCCACTGCTTCTAAGAGTGTTCGTATCACCACCGGGGGATGGAGAACCTGTGGTAGCTTCTCTGCTGCTGGTACCTGTAGTGGCCCTTGGTGCGGGACTAGTATAGAAAATGGACCGTCAACTGGTGATGAGCTACACAAATACAATATAATTTGTTGGGGGGGTGGTATCTGCATAAACGGTGACAGAGGGTTATCATGTGATGATGGCTGGTATAAGTGGATTCAGCAGTCAGTATACTGTTGTAACGGATGCCAAGACTGTACCAATAACTGGCTTGCAATGAGTGGGGCTGTATGGGTATGGGAATGCACAGGGAGTTGTGGGACATGATGGAAGAACTTAAGACTTTTGCAACGGCATTTGAACTTCAGAGTCTCTATGCGGTTAAACAGTTCCTAGAACGTTTTGGGTGGAATGGTGATGCCACTGCACTAATGCAGGAACTTTTAGATGGTATTGAAAACGAGCGTAGGGTACATGCCGAAAGCATGACAACAACAAACAGTAAGTACGAGGAAAAGAAACGAAAGATGGCAGCAATGGAAGAAGGACCAGACCCTGGTCGCCCAAGGGTTGTGGTTGGATTCTGTCCACGCTGTGGAGATAAGATGGTAGGCGAACCCGTAAACGAATGTCAGAGCAAGAGGAAGAGAAGGCGCTCCTTCTATAAGGAATGTACCACTTGCCCTTACTACGCAGAGGTTTGGGTTCACAAGAATAAACATTATGAGACAGAGGAGGGGGGTTAATCATGGCAACTTCACCGTATTACAAACAGTACATGGACCAACTTCAGCAGGGTATGATGCCTAACCTGCGGAAGCAAAGGTCTGGAATGTACGACTACCTACTGCAGTTAGCACAGCGGCAGGGGGTGGGATCAGCTATGCAGAACGTGGCTAGGGGTATGGCACCCTATGCTGAAGAGGCTGGACAAGCCGCTGCACGGGCTGGTGTGGAAGCTACCAGGATGGGGCAGAAACAGGAACAGTTTGAGACCCAGCAAGCTGCATGGGAATCACAGAGACAGCAGGAGCAGGCCAACTGGGAGAAGCAGTTCTCCCTAGAGGAGCAGAAGGCAGACATGGCTAGGTTGATGAATCTCTACAACCAGACTGGCGTTATGACTCCTGAGATGATGGAGCAATTTGGTTATGGTGACATATCCAGGTCGCAGCAGAGAGAGATGGCTCGACAGATGGAGATGTTAGGGTTCCAGATGCCAGGTGGTACTGGGATTAATGCTGGATTCAACAGGAGGAACCCGGCGCTAGAACGTCTAGGTTTGCAGAATCCTTACGGAAACCCTACTAGCGGTGGTGCGAGTATTCGGTCCCTCTCGACACCATCTAATCCGTTCAGAAGGGTAACGGGACCCAATCAAGGACCTGGACTAATGACACCTAGACCAACGTAGGAGGATACAATGGCAGTTCCAAGAGGATACAGACGAAACAGCAGCGGCTTCATTCAGCCCATAGGGAGTGTGCCGTCTGGTAGGGTATCAGGCCCAAGGGCAGGTCAATACGGTCCCATAGGGACTGGACCAGACGCTATACCCGGCATGAGAGCAGAGGACTTTCCGCTTCCCGGTCACGTAAGAGAAGCACAGAAGAAAGTGCTTGCATCTTACGAGAAGGCACAGAAACAGCATGAGGCTGTTATGGCTAAACTTGACGCTGAGAGGACAGCTAGGGAAGCCAAGAAAGAGAAGCGGGTGGACAAAATCCAAAAGGCCCTAGAGGCAGAGCGGAAAAATGCACCTAAGGATAAGCTTGGTAATACGATTGAAACTCCGTTAGCCAAGTACCTAGCTGCTCAGTTAGCTGCAGCACTGGCTCAATTCAACCAGGGTGGAGTGCCAGCACCCACACCTGGGACAGCGGGTATAACGCCAGAACAACAGGAAAAAATTAGGACTGAGGGTCCTGGTAGACCTGAGATCGGTGGTGCGTTCGAGCCTATACCGGGTGGTGCAGGACCAGTACCCATGCCAAGCCAGAGGACCGTTGGCCCAGTTGGGGCATCTCCGGTACCGATGCCAAGCATGGAGCCAGGAGCCGCAATGCCAGGTATGCAGGCCCCGCCTGAGGTGTACCCGATGAACACAGGGGCTACCCATAC